GGAGTATTATGTGCAGTAAAATCCCAAGAAGCCTTGTATTCATGCCATTTTTGTGCCCACCATTAACATAATGGCTTTGTCCCAATAAACGGAATTATGTGAAGCTCAACATAACTCTGTGGCTTTCCCTTGTATGCTCTACATCATGGAGGGCGTTCAGGAAGTCCTTGCCGAAAGGTATCTGGATAATCTCTTTGGAGGTGATACCGCTGAACCTTGAACCATTCATCTTCGACTGCGAGGTGTTTGCCTACGATTGGCTTTTCGTCTTCAAGAACAAGGTCACGAAGGAGTACACCGTCATCTGGAATGACAATGAAGCGGTCGAACAGTTCATGACCCAAGAACCCCTGTTGGCGGGGTTCAACAACAAGCACTATGACCAATTTATTCTGAAAGCGGTTCTCTCAGGCTTCACGCCGGAGGAAATCAAGGCAGTCAACGATTTTATCATCGTTGGTGGTCACGAGGGCTGGGAGTACGCCCCTCTCCGTGACTGCGGGATTTTCTTCGACCAATACGACCTGATGGACGATTGCCAGATGGGTTTGTCCCTGAAAGCAATTGAAGCGCACCTCGGAATGGACATTCGTGAAACCACTGTTCCGTTCAACATCGACCGCCCTCTGACTGAGGACGAGAAGCGAGAGGTCGAGTTCTACTGCCGCCATGATGTTGACGCAACCGATAGGCTGGACGATCTTCGTCAAGGCTACCTGTCCAGTAAGCTCACGCTGGGTCGTGAAAAGGGGCTGTATCCTGCAAAAGCCCTCTACATGACTAACGCCAAGCTGACCGCTGCTTACCTTGACGCAGAGCAGAAACCGCACTATGACGAGCGGGAATACCAGTATCCGCCGAAGCTGCTTCGTCAGTACATTCCGCAGGAAGTGTTCGACTTCTTCGAACGGTTGAAGGACAAGAGTATTCCTGACGAAGTGGTGTTCAAGGAAAAGCTCGATCTGATGGTAGGCGGCTGTCCTTGCACCATCGCCTACGGCGGTATTCACGGGGCTATCCCGTGTTACCGAGAGGAAGCCACGAAAACCCGCTCTATCCGCAACAAAGATGTTGCAAGCTACTACCCGCACCAGATGACCTTGAACGGTTATTGTAGCCGAAATATTCCCTCCCCCGATGTGTATGCCGCCACCATTGAGCGGCGTGTTAAGGCAAAGAGGGCTGGTGATAAGGCTACGGCGAACGCTTTGAAGCTGGTGCTGAACACCACCTACGGCGCTATGCTGAACCGCTACAACGACCTGTATGACCCGCTCATGGGGCGCTCGGTCTGTATCTCAGGCCAGTTGCAGTTGCTTGAAATGGCGGAACATCTTGTTCAGGATTGCCCCACTTTGAAGATCATTCAGCTCAACACCGATGGTATCATGGTCAGCCTTGATGACTGCGATGTTCCCGTGTATCAGGAGATCACGCAGGAGTGGCAGGACAGAACCGGCTTTGAGTTGGAGGAAGACCTTATCAAGATGATCTGTCAGAAAGATGTGAACAATTATGTCGAGGTTCCCTTCGAGGGCGACCCCAAAATCAAGGGTGGCGTTCTCGTTCGTGGGATTGCCCCGGCAGGAGCGTTCAACATCAATAACAACGCTTGTGTGGTCGCCAAGGCGGTCAAGGATTATCTGGCCTACGGCGTTCCGGTCGAAGATACCATCATGAGCTGCGACCGCCTGCTGGACTTCCAGTTGGTCGCCAAGGCCGGGAGCAAGTATGGTGACGCTCTCCATGAGGTAGACGGTCAGATGGAGGTCGTGCAGAAGGTCAACCGGGTATATGCCACGGAAGACCATCGGTGCGGAACCCTCTACAAAATCCACCTTGGCACTGGCAATCCCGTCAAGATTGCCGGACTCCCCGCAAAATGTGTCGTGGACAACGACAATCACCTGACGATTGATGTGGTTGACCGTGACTGGTATATCCGGCTGGCACGGCGTTATGTCCGAGATTTCCTCGGAGAGAAGCCGCCCAAGCGAAATACCCGCAGAGTCAATTCCATCAAGAAAAAATTATTAGAAATGTTGGAGGTATAACTATGGCTACTACCAAGAAAGCCGCTGAGACTGCGGCGGTGGATTATTCCACCATGAATGTGTTCCAGAAGTTACAGCTTGCCCGTGTGCGCTTCCTCGAAGCTGGCGTGGATAAGAGCGGCAAGCACATGAAGCTCGAATATAAGTATTTCGAGTTGGCGGACATTGTTCCCAAGGCCGAGCAGATTTTCCTTGAAATCGGTCTGATGATGGTTCCGTCCATGTACGGCGACAAGGCGACCGCTCGTGTCTACAATGTCAGCGACCCCGAAGACCACATTGACTTCGTGGCACCATATACCCCCATCGCCCCCATCGTGTCCAACGCTGGTAATCAGGTCACAAACGAAATGCAGGCGACCGGCAGCTCCATCACCTACATTCGCCGCTACCTGTGGCAGCTCGTTTTGGACATTGTGGAGCATGACAGTATCGACAGCGGTGAGTTTGACACAACCCCCACCCCCGCTCCCGCCGTCACAAAGAAGCCCCCTGTGACCACTGAACAGCGTCAGGAGATCAAGAAGGAACTGACCGGCGCTCCTGCTGGTGCGGCTACCGAGGAACAGGTCGGTACGCTGAAAAGCCTGCTGAAAAAGCTCATGGATATTGACGCAGAGCAGGAACAGTTCGTGCAGACCATCGCCATGAAGACCGAAGGTTTCTCCAAGATCGAAGCCGACAAGTGTGACGCTCTGATCGAGGGCGTAAACAATATGCTGGCTGGCTACGAAATGAAAACGGCGAAGGAGGGCTAAGGCATGATTGAAATTGATTGCCGTAAGTGCGTCAATGCAGACTTGGAAGCGGATTGCTGTAAGCTCTACGGTAACAACCCTGATACTGCCGTTCGGGAATGTGCCGCTGACGAATTTGTGAATTATAAGGAGGTAAACAAAAATGGAATGGCTTGACGGCAACAAAATCCAGATTATCCCTCCCAAGCGTCCGAAGAAGCTGACCGGCACTCGCTTTGCTACTATCCTCGGTCTGAACCCGTGGTCTACGCCGTTCGAGATTTGGTGTGAAGTGACCCGTACCTATCAGAAGCCGTTCGAGGACACCATCTACACCATCGCTGGTAAGACCATCGAACCTAAGCAGGCCGAGTACATGAAGCAGACCTACTTCATGAGCAATCTGGTCACGCCGACCGATCTGTGGGGTAAGGACTACTTCAATAAGACCTACGGCGACTTCTTCAAGGAAAGCCCCATTCTCGGTGGTATGTGGGACTACTTGCTCTACGGCAAAGATGGTAAGCCCACCACCGTCCTTGAAATGAAGACCTCCAAGCGTGTCGAGGACTGGAAGGACGATATTCCTGAGTATTACGCTTTGCAGGCGGCGTTGTACGCCTACCTTCTCGGTGTGGACGATGTTATCATAGTCGCTTCCTTCCTCGAACCCAAGGACTACGATGACCCTGAGAAGTTCGTGTGCAGCGGTGAGAACACCATCACCCGTCCCTTCAAGGTGTCCGAGCGGTATCCCGACTTCGAGAAGAAGTATGTGAAGCCTGCCCTGAAATGGTGGAAGGACTTCGTTGAGAGTGGCATTTCTCCCGCCTTTGACGAGCGCAAGGACGCTGAAATCCTGAAAGCCCTCCGCACCAACAACCTGTCCCCCGAAACCGACATGGCGGCGCTGGTCAAGGAAGCCGAAGACCTGAAAGACACCATGGAACGGATTTTGGCTCATGAAGGTATCCCGGACATGGAAAAGCGGTACAAGGTTGTGACTGACATGATTAAGAAAGCCGCAATCGCTCAGTTCCGTGACGGTGACAAGAAGGTGTCTATCGCTGGCTCTGCCTATAATTGGGAAGTCAGCCGTACTTCCACCACGAAGATCGACAAGGACGCTATGAAAGCGGACGGTATTCTGGCGAAGTACACGACCACCGAGGACAGCTACCGTATTTCCCCGAAAGCCTTGAAAGAAGGTGCGTGAAGTGGCACAGAGTATGCAGAGATTGAGCAAAGATGATTTGCTCAAACTTCTCGACCAGTATGCCGATGACGATTTTGTTGGAGTTTTGTTCACAGCAGCTCGTGATATTCACTCCGACCAGTCCACCATCTTCGTATTCTATGACAAAGTAACGGAGGTTTAATTATGAAATTTTCCAAGTTCGTGAAGTCCCTCGCCCCTGATGGCGGCGCTATCTACGAGTACATGGACGAACGATGGCTTGCTTCCCCGTCCGTACTTATGCTCATTCCCGATGGTATCCGCAGCGTGACCGGATACAGCAACGAGAAAATGCCTGACGGGATTGGTCGCCTGATTTCTCAGGTTGGTTGCACCGAGTACGCCACGCTGGTCAAGGCGGTAATGCCTGAGCCGGACGGTGCAATCAAGGATTGTGTCCGTATCTTCGCCACGCAGGACAGCACCATGACCCTCCCCGTCACTAACGATGACTGGTCGCTGATCGAGAAGTCTGACTTCTGCGAAATCCTGTATGCTTACGATCTGGACAGCGACAAGAGCGTACCGAAAGCCCTGCTGGTCAAGCAGTACGCCAAGTACCCCGATGATGAAGACCAGTTGGTTGGTATCATCTTCCCCTGCGAGTACACAGAACAGCTCAATTTCTACACCATGAAGGAGGACAAAAACAATGGCTAAAATCGGACTTACCGAGGGTTTTACCCTCATTCCCGAAGGTACTCATGTCTTTCAGATTACCGATGTGAAGTACAAGGAAGACTTCGGCAAGCTGGAAATCTATATGCAGACGCAGAACGGCTCCAAGCACATCGAACGCTTCTCCCTGCTGAAATCCGATGGCTCTCCCAACGAGGGTGCCTACAACGCTTTCAGCTACTTCGCCAAGACTGCGCTCGGCAACTTCGATCTGACCGAGATCGACCACACCGACCTGATTGGTCACTTCATCGAGTGCGATGTGGAACATGATGTTCAGGAGAACAAGAAGAAGCCCGGACAGAGCATTACCTTCGTCCGTCTGGCCGATAAGTGCCCCTCTGAGGGCTGGGGCGGCGCTGGCAATACGGTTACTACCTCTGCTGTTAAAACCGCTTCTGCGGCTTCTCAGGCCGCTCCTAAGACACCGATGGATTTGGCAGCTCTCCTTGGCTGATACCGGGTGCGAGGGAGGGCTAATTTGAAAGGCTCTCCCTCGCCAATGGTATGTTGAAAACTATGTTGAAAGTGAGGATAAGCTACAATGGCAGAAGCCTATATTTGTTCGCTCTCCAAGGTTCAGCGCCACGCTGAAATCTGCAAGGAGATCAACAATCTCTATGAGCGTAAGAACCATGACTACGGTGACAGCTTTCACCAGACCTTCGTTGAAGAAGGAATGGCGATGGCTCGTATTCGGTTGGGTGATAAGTTCAGCCGCTTCAAAACTCTCTCCCGTGGCGGTGAACAGAAGGTCAATGACGAGTCTATCCGTGACACCCTGATTGACCTCGCTAACTACGCCATTATGACGGTGGTGGAAATGGAGGTCGCTGACGATGACACTGAATGATTATCAGAAAGCCGCCGAGCGTACTTCCGGCGACCTGACTTCATGGGATAAGGTTCGCAACGGCTGTTACGGTTTGAACGGCGAAGCCGGAGAGTGCATTGACATTCTGAAAAAGACCGAGTTTCAGGGTCATGCTTTCGACCCGATGAAGATGGTTGACGAGCTGGGCGATGTTCTCTGGTATGTCGCACAGTTGGCGACCGGCTTGGGTGTGACCCTTGAATATGTGGCACAGCACAATGTCGATAAGCTGCTGGCTCGTTATCCTGACGGGTTCGACAGCGAAAAAAGTATTCACAGAAAGGAGTACGAAAATGTCTGACTGCTTCTCCAAGTCCGAAGTGACCGATTTTCTGAATTTCATGAAGCTGCCTGACGGAACCTCTGTTGTTTCCGATGACATGATGGAGTACCTGACGGCTTACGGCTTCTTTACCGCCCCTGCTTCCACCAAGTACCACGGCAATTACGAGGGCGGTCTTCTGGAACACTCCTATATGGTCACGAAGTTCCTCCTGACGCTGACTCAGGATAATCACCTGATCTGGCGCAAGGCTCGTTCTCCCTTCATCGTGGGTATGTTCCATGACCTGTGCAAGATCGACCAGTACCGCCACCCGGTAACAGGCCACATTGAAGAATTTAATGGTGGGCGCACATCAATCTATGACGAACAGGCGTGGGAGTACAACCCCGACACCCTTCTGAAAGGCCACGGCGATAAGTCCGTCATGCTTCTCTCTCAGTTCTACACACTGACCGAGGAAGAAATCATGTGTATCCGCTACCACATGGGCGCTTTCACCGACAAGTCTGAGTGGAACGATTACACCAGAGCAGTCAGTCAGTACCCGAATGTACTGTGGACGCACCAAGCCGATATGTTGGCAAGCCATGTTGCGGGGGTGTGAAGTATGTATATCCCAACGGTTTCTTTCGATTTCGATGGCGTAATTCATTCCTACCGAAGTGGGTGGAAGGGTGCTGCTGTTATCCCCGATCCTCCCGTAGAAGGAATTAAAGAGGTCATTGAACAACTCATAAGCGAGGGTTTATGTGTGGTCATTTGTTCTTCTCGTGCGGAGTCTTTTGAGGGACAGATAGCGATTGCTGAATGGCTGAAACACTACGGGTTTCCAACGGTACAAATTCAAGCGAGAAAAGTTCCTTCCATCGTTCATGTTGATGACCGCACAATTTGTTTCAATGGTAGAGCCGACAAGCTCTACGAGCAGATTGTCAATTTCAAACCTTGGTATGAAAGGGAGTCTGAAAGTGAAAATCATTGAACCTTCTGTGGAGCTTATCAACGCTCCCGACTATAAGACCCTTCTGACCACCATCCAAGCCGCAGGGCGCACTTGCTATAAGTCCGAGGACAAGATCACGGACGGAAGCGCAGAGAAGTTCGTCCGGGGCATTATCAAGCGGGGTCACGAAGCTGTTATCGAGCATGGCTCTCTCACTGTCCGCTTTATCTGCGACCGGGGCGTGAGCCACGAGATCGTCCGTCACCGTCTGGCGGCGTTCTGTCAGGAGTCCACTCGATACTGCAATTATGGCAAGGAGGGCTTCGGCGGTGAGATTACCGTCATTCGTCCGTCCACTTTTGCCGACACCGACTCCCCCTATCGTATCTGGAAGCGGTCGTGCGAACACGCTGAGGTTGCCTACTTCGATCTGCTGAATGAGGGTTGTACCCCGCAGGAAGCCCGGTCTGTCCTTCCGAACAGCTTGAAGACCGAGGTGGTCATGACTGCTGACCTCAGAGAGTGGCGGCACTTCTGCCGTATGCGCTGCCCCGTAGCGGCTCACCCTGATATGCGGGTCGTTGCCAATATGCTCCTGACCCTGCTGAAACAGACCTACCCCGTCTTCTTCGAGGACATTGAGGTATGAGGGTCAAGAAAGCTGGCGGCAAAGTATTCGGTGCGGTTCTGAGCGCCGCCGAAAAGAAAGCGATGGACATGGAAATCAATCGTCAGATCGTGGAAGCCGACAGGCGGTACACCGATGACATTGACGCTATGGTGCTTTACACCCTGAGAGTCCATCTTGGCTTTGGCAAGAAGCGCCTGCGGAAGTTCTATGACGCTTTCTCTGCCGAGCATGACCGCCTTATCCAGTATTATCAAATGCCGGACGATTACACATGGCTCTGCAAGGAGATGTTGAAGCGTATCGGCGTTGATGTAGAAGCATGGAACCGTGAAAGGAGAGAACCCAATGAAATTGAAAAGCATTGACGGCAAAGTGCCGTATGTCATGGCTGCTGGGAAGGACTTCGTGAAAGATGAAATGTCGTTGACGGCGGCAGAGCAGATTTGCTCCCGTGGAACGCAGACCGTCAGTAAGCTCTTTCCTGATTTCCCCATCTGCGTAGATGACAAATTCTATTTTGCTGGAACCTCGACAAAGCCCAAGTCCAGCAAGTCTAAGACCCCTTGCGAGGGCTGAGATTTTCAATCTTCCTGTGGTTCGTCACCATTGTTGCAGTCCTCTGTCTGAAATTACCTACGGTTGAGGTTGAAGAACCTTCTCCCGTTGTCGAGGTGGTAGAGGTAGTCACCCCGGAGCCAGAACCGGAGGTGACACCTCAGCCGTGGACAGACGAGGAAGTAATTGTACTGGCGAAAATGCTATGGGGAGAAGCCAGAGGGGTCAGCTCTAACGCTGAGAAAGCCGCTTGTGTGTGGTGTGCGCTCAACCGTGTCGATCATGGTTACGGCGATATTATAACGGTCGTGACTACACCTAAACAATTCGTAGGGTACAAAGAGAAAAATCCGATTGATGACGATTTGATTACTCTCTGTATAGATGTGTTGACCCGCTGGTATGCAGAGAGAGAAGGTCAGGTTGAGGTCGGTCGTGTCCTTCCTGCGGATTACCTGTGGTTCTCCGGCGATGGCAAGAGAAACCACTTCCGCAACGCCTACCGTGGCGGCGATAGATGGGACTGGTCTTTACCGAGTCCGTATGAAAGCTGAGGTAAGCCTATGAGCTATTTGAATATACCCGCTGAACTCCGAGAGGAAAAGGCATGGGTCAATGTATGGGACGGGTCAAAGGTTCCCATGCAGGCCACCGTGAGAAAGGCGGCTTCTTCATCTAACCCAGATACATGGTCAAATTACATTGACGCTGAACACAATGTCCAGCACGGCTACTATGACGGTCTTGGCTATGTGTTTCACGATACAGGGGTTGTAGGTATCGACATTGACGATGGCTTTACTGATGGGCTTCTAAACCCGCTGGCGGCTGATATTATTGGTCATTGTCGCTCCTACACGGAAAAGTCCCGGAGCGGGAGAGGGGTTCACATTCTCGTTCGTGGAGAGCTGCCCTTCAAGGGTAAGAACAACCGTGCCGCCGTGGAGATTTACAAGAGCAATCGGTACTTCATCATGACCGGAGAGGTTTTGATCTTTTCCGAGATCGTTGAAAACCAGTCAGCGATTGACTATGTGATCGAGAAGTATTTTCCCGACACGCCGAAGGAAAGTAGCTCAGGTACGGTCGCCCCTCAGCGTATCTATTCCCCCATCCACCGCCGCCCCGAAAATGGCAAGCTGTATTTGAAGCCTGAATACCCGCCTATCACACCGGGAAGCCGGAACCTCAGCCTGACTTCTCTGGCGGGTCAGCTTCACAACCAAGGATACACCAAAGCAGAGATTTACAAAGAACTGCTGTATGCCAATCAACAGGCTTGCAAGCCACCGCTCCCTCAATCCGAGGTCGAGTTGATTGTCAACAGCGTGACCAGATACAGGAGGTAACTATGAAACCTTATCAGCGTGGCGATGTTGTTGTCATTGATGTTCCTCTGCCTGCCAGCGGTCATGTTCAGGCCGGTAAGCGTCCGTGGGTGGTCGTGCAGAACAATGTCGGCAACCAGTTTTCGCCCACCAGCATTGTCGTTCCCATGACCACTAAGTTCAAGCGGCTGGAAATGCCGACCCATGTTGCGATCACTTGGGGTAGTTTACAGCCGAGCATGGTCGAGTGTGAACAGGTTCGAGTCATTGATGTGACCGAAGACTGGAAGTACATTTGCACCCTGCCGCCTGAGATCATGCGCCATGTGGACACCGCTTTGAAGAACGCTTTCTTTTATGGGGGGGGTGTAGACGATGGAGAATGAGAAGAAAATTTGCCCGTTGTCTATGAGCTGCCCCGAAGACATTCCCCTCTGCCCCTGCCAGAAACAGCGGTGTGCATGGTGGGACGAAGACTCTCAGGACTGCGCCGCCGTGGTGTTGGCGAGAGCGATGAAGAAAAGGAAGTGAACCCATGCTTTACAATTTCAACGGAACCCTTCTCAATGTCGCAGACATTGTTACCGTTACGACCAGCAAGGGTCAGCGGTCGGAATACCCCTTTGTTCTCACGGTCGCCATGAGAAACGGTCAGCAATTCGCTGTCAGCTACCGCAACGAGGTTGACCGCATACGGGAAATCAACGAGATTGCACGAGCCTTTGACCGCTCTGTGGTCAACCCTGTTACCCACTACGAGGTTGAGTCTATCGTAGAGAAGTACATCAAGAAGGTCAGAGCCGACCTTCAACCCCTGAAAAAGTTCGCAAAGGAGAGTGCTGAAAATGGCTGATGAAATCATGACTGCCCCCGAAGAAGATCAGGAGCTTTTTCAGCTCTCCAATGGTCGTTACATCATGGACGAAGCTCAATCCCGTGTGATGTTTCAGATTAAGGAAGCACAGCCTGAGCATAGCCACCCGATCAGCGGCACGGGGTATTCGTGGGACGAGTCCGGCATGGCGGAGTTGTTCTCCGAGTGCTACAAGAACGATACCCGCTACTGCCCCGAAGCGAAAAGCTGGTTCACCTACTCCGAGGGCGCATGGCGCAAGGACACGGGTTCTCTGCTGGTAGCGGAAAAGATCAAAGAGTTCTGCCGCCTGATGGCTCTCTACTGCGGTGAGATTGCCAATGAGGAACGCCGTAGCGAGTACATGAAGTTCATCGTGAAGATGGGCGACCGGCGCTTCCGTGACCGGTTGATGAAGGACGCTGCCAGCGTTCTTCCCATCGCTTCGGCGGAGTTTGACGCAAACCCCTACCTTATCAACTGCAAGAACGGCACATTTGACCTCGAAAAGATGGAGTTCCGGGAGCATGACTGGCACGACTTCCTAACCATGCAGACCAATTTCAACTATACCTTGCAGGACGCACGGTGTCGCCGCTGGGAAAAGTTCGTTGCAGAAGTTACTTGTAATGACGAAGACAAGGCTGACTATCTGCAAAAGGCGCTGGGCTACTCCATGCTGGGTATGGCGAACGAAGAATGTATGTTCATTCTCCATGGCAAGACCACCCGCAACGGCAAGTCCACCATGCTCTCGGCAATTCACCACCTTCTCGGTGATTATGCTTCCGTGTCTCCCGTGTCGATCATCTGCAAGGCAGAGCGGTCGAAGAACGCCGAAGCAGCGAACCCCATGCTGGCTTCCCTGAAAGGCAAGCGGTTCGTCACGATGGCAGAGAGCAACCAGTATGGCAAGCTGGACGAAGAAACGATCAAGCAGCTCACAGGCGGCGAGGAAATCAAGGCTCGGAACCTCTATGAGACTGCCACGACCTTCCTGCCGCAGTTCACCCTTTGGCTTTCCTGTAACGATCTTCCCACCGTCAGCGATAAGTCCCTGTTCGCTTCCGACCGTGTACGGGTCATTGAGTTTAACCGCCACTTCACCGAAGCGGAGCAGGACAAGAACCTGAAAAATGAGTTCCAGACACAGGAAGCTATGCAGGGCATTTTCGCTTGGCTGGTCGCCGGATACTTCAAGTACAAGCGGTTCGGTCTGAAAATGTCCCCCGCCATGCGGAAGGTAGTCAACCAGTACGAGCGTGACAACGATCTGTGCTTGCAGTTCCTCGAAGAACGCTGTGAACAGGCTGAGGGGGTCAACACCCGCTCGAAGTCTCTGTTTGACGCTTACAAGATTTGGTGCAAGTCCAACGGGTACTTTGCCTGTTCTGCCAAGCGGTTCAACGCCGACATGGAAACGCACCCTGAGTGGCACGGCGGCAAGGTTGTGTATCAGGGCTACCCCGTCTACAAGAACCTCAGACTGAAAGGAGCGTCCTAATGAACCGTTCATGCAATTCTATCCTATGCCGCTTCGGTATCCACACAGCAGACCCGTATGTTCATATTCAGGTCAGGTGCCGTAATGGTTCTCACCGCTGGCAGAGCAATTATGAAATCTGTAAGCGGTGCGGCAAACGCCTGAGAAAAATCCGCATTGTAAAGGAGCGTCCGTGATGAAAATTACTCTTGATATTCCCGATGGCATTATTGCGGGGTTCTTCAATGGTGTAGAGGTCACGGCTCACGGTATGCAGTTGGTGTCCTATCAACTCAGCACTGACGATCTGAAAGATGGTAACATCGTAAAACTCCCTCGTGAACAGGAGGTGACAGTATGATTGCCACCAATGAAGAACTCGCCCTGCTGGAAAAGTGGAAGCGAAAACTCTGCTTGCAGGAGTGGCGGATAAAGCTGTTGACCCACCTTCACCCGGAAGAAATGATGGTGCGTAATGCCGCAGGCTGTACCGAGTGGTCAGAAGCAATTAAGACCGCTCGTATTGAGATCATCAATCCTGCCTGTTACGGCGACCGCATTGTGCCGTTCAATTTTGAAAAGACGCTGGTTCATGAGCTGCTACACCTGAAATTCTCCTTCTGGTGTCAGAACGAAGATGATGTTGGCGATAGAGTCATGCACCAGATGATTGACGATCTCGCAAGAGCTTTGACGGAAGGGGACAGCAATGATGAAACCTGAATACTGCCCCGATTATGTGGGCGTTGCCTGCGTTGATGGCACTTGCCCTGTTGCCAACTGTGAAGAATACGCTGAGCGGTGTATGCCTGTCATTTCCTGTTGCCGGGACTGCTTCTATTATAAGGGTTGTGAAGACTGTGCAATCTCTGACGATTGCGACCGAATGGAGGATAAACATGAGTAAAAAGTGTGTATGTGGCAATGAAATGACTCGTGAAGACTGGAAGCACGAGTGGGTCTGTCATCGTTGTGGACGAAAGCGGCCTATCCCACTACCCCCGATGTTTACCGTCTTCATGTGCCGTAAATGTGAACACCTTCTGTATGTCGAGGAAGACGAGGACTTTCCTCAGAAGCTCGGAAAAATCGCCGCAAAATCCTGTCCCTGCTGTGGTGAACAGGACGAGGGACTGTGGAGACTTCTCGGTCGAGCGGAAGGGTTCGAGGGAACCGTGTTCACGGAGGAACAGGACGATGAATAATGACGCTGTGAGAGAATTGCTGAACGCCGTTGGTGCTTTGGCTGAAATGTCTCTGAATTTTTACAGGGCTTTACTCAATGCTGGTGCGACCAAAGAAGAAGCCTTTGTGCTGTTGCAGTCATTCATCTCTGCTTCCATTCACGGCAACAAGGAGGAAAGCGATGAAAACTGAGAAAAAGAACCTCCGCCGTATTTCCATCGTAGTCACGGCGCAGACCAAGGGAAACCTTGAACGGCTGGCGGCGGTCTGCGGCTACTCCGAGATCGGTCGAGTGGTTGACAAACTCACCCGTGAAAAGATGATTTCCCTCCATGACTTTGAAAGAAAGGAGAAGCACTATGAATGATGTAATGGAGCAAATCAAAACGCTTTCTGCCACCTTGGACGAGGAAACCACCCGCTTTCACCCTACCGGCAAACTGCTGTTGCTGGGTTCCTACGAGAGCGTATTTCTGAAAGCGGTCAAGCGCAAGGCTGACCTGTTAGGTATTGACTGTGATCTCACTCAGTACCCTTGCCCTCCGTACAAGGCCGTTGTGGTAGACAGAGAAACCGTCCCGTCTGACATTAAACTCACCGCCGAGGTTGACATTGACCACTCCTACTCACAGGGAATGTCATCGGTGTCTCAGGCAACTTTGGCGCTCCTGCTGGCATTGGACTTGGTTCACGCTAAGGACATTACCATTGTAGGCCGGGGTCACGCCGTTCAGAACTTGGCAAAGTACCTCACCCTCGGTAACGCAACTGTGACGGTGGCGCACTCCAAAACCAAGAGTCTCTTGCAGGCCACGATGAACCGTGATGTGGTGATCTACGCCACGCCGACTATCACGAAGGACATTTCCTACAACACCCGTGATCTGGTCATCGACCTCGGCAACAGTGTTCCTCACCCTGACCGCTTCAACTGCCTCTATGTGAACAGGATTGGTCAGCTCACCGTGAGCGTGTTGCTCAACCGCTTTGCGAGAAAGGAGCATAGAGCATGAGTGACATTCTGACAACTATTGCCGCCGTTGAATGGATTGTTGTGGGCTGTCTATTCCTCTGGCGACTGCGCCACTGGAACCGCCGCTTTTCGGAACTCTATGACGAGCTGCGAAAGGAAATCGACCATGAATAAGGAAGACGCTCACATTGTCATAGCGATGGCAAATCACAATATGAATGTCACCGATGTTGCCCGTGCTATTTTCGCACACAGAAATACCGTTCTCCATCACTTGAACAAGGTGAAGCAGCAGACCGGGTTAGACCCTCGGCGGTTCTATGATTTGGTCGAGCTGGTGAAAATAGCTCAGGAGGTGTTGGAAAATGGGTCTTGATATTTCGGTCATGGAACGCAAAGATATCCGCTGCCCTCATTGTGGCAAGGTCATTACAACGGTAGATGTTGCCAGCACCGACAGCGGTGGTCGGCTCTGGTACGACTTTCTGGAAAGGCTTGGCTATTATGTTCCTTACGAGAAGCGAACTAAGGAAAACGACTGGTATGGTAAGGACATGGTTCTTGACAACGAGCAGGCAAAGCAGCTTGTCGATTACGCCGTGAAGAAAGAGGTCTACAACTGGGACGGTGTGGAGAGTGTTGTGGCGGAAGCACTCGCCCACGGAAACAAAGTGGTCATCAATGCCGACTGGTAGTTAGGTGACAAAGGTGATAAAGGTGATAAAGGTGAGTGTTTTTGCAAAGACTTTTTTCAAATTGGCGTGTTTTGAAAAATTGTTTTTCATATTTTAGGTGAGTTAGGTGAGTAATCGGGCATAAATGCCTATAACTCTCTCTTATACGCGCGTATATAGAAATAGTTATAGGGAAATGCACCCGATTACTCACCTTTATCACCTTGGTGACTTTGAAAGGAGAATACGACTATGGCAGATGAAATTGTAGAAAAGCGTGGTCGGGGCAGACCGAAGGGTACTGGCGGCAATAAGCGGCCTGACAGAACTGACGCTCTGAGCGTTCACATGGAGCCGGGTGAAAATCGGAAATATATTACCCACTCGCTGAGAATGTGGGATTGGGAGACACCCGACATGAAGGAGCCTGCACAGGTTAAGGAACGCATTGGTCAGTATCTTGAAATCTGTGCTGAGGACGATATGAAGCCAAGCGTTGCAGGAATGGCATTGGCTTTCGGAGTACACAGGAAAACATTATGGGCATGGGCTAATGGTATCGACAGCGACTATTTACCCCCCGCAAGCCGTGACCTTATAAAAAAAGCGTATCAATTTTTGAACGCACAAATGGAAGATTACGCACAGAACGGAAAGGTCAATCCCGTCACAGCAATCTTCCTGATGAAGAACCATTTCGGCTATGCGGACAAGCAGGAGGTCGTGTTGACACCCAACCAGCAGCTCGGAGATCAGGTTCCCGCCGAGGACTTGGAGAAGAAGTACCTCGAAGATGTGGTGGGTGCGTCCAGCGACTATGACCCGGAGGACTGAGCGACTTTCACGACTTTTGCGACTATGGCTTACGACTATGCCGAACGACTTTGCGACTTTCACGACTTTCGCCCGAACGACTTTGCGACTTTCCGGCGAGGGTCTGCGACTTTGACAGAGCTGCCGATCTCCCCACGGGGTCGGCGGCTTTTCCTTTTCCCGGCTGATCGGCGGCGGGTTCCCCGGGGCGGGCGCTGCCGGGGTTCCGGCCTGATCGGGGCGGCGTTTTTGGCCTTTATAATGTATAGTGTGAAAAAGTGTAGTTTTTCAGACGGTTGCAAGCGTCAATAAAAAACTTGATAAAATATCAATAAAACACTTGACAATCAATAAAACACTTGATATACTCTAATCATCAATAAAACACTTGATGCCGATTGATGAAGGGAGTTTTGACAATGTTAAGAACAAATAGCAAGAAAGCCGTCGAAAATATCCGGGCGTATATCATGGATAATTTCACGCCGGAAGGGTACACGGACAACCCGCCGCAGGAGTTCCCCAAGATCGCCGCTTTTATCCTCGATACTTTCAGAAGTGAAAAATACTGGTGTCTGCAAGATGTCCGCTATTATCACGGAAGTGAATCCGCCGCTTTTGCTGACTGGTGCGCCGGTCTGCCGTCTGTCCTCGATACCTTGTATTTTTACAATCGTTCGGCGGTTGATGACCTCGGCGCAATCCTCGAAGAAACAGAGCAGGAAAAAACCCGGTACACCGAACAGCAGGCCGAACAGCTTTTAACAAGCCTGATTTACAGAGAATTACAGAAGGGAGAGCGGAAAGCATGAGAAAGTACAAATTAAAAGAGCTGCGGGAGCTTGTGCGGCTCGGAGTGGCGGAAGATTACACCAATAAGCCGAGCGAGTATATTTACACGCTGCGCAGGCTCGAAAAAGTGGGCTATTCTACGGGTGTTTATGGTATCAATGGCGGATTAGTCGAAGATACCGAAGCCGGGCAGTTATACGCTATTATTGGGCGTTGCTCTAATCTGTTTATTTTGTTTTAAGGGGGTTATATCATGGTTAAGTATGATAATTGCAAGAATTGCGTGAGCCATTGCGAACACGCCGGAAAAGATCGAGAGTTTATTTGCCCCGGTGGAAAGTCCTGCAAGGTGCTTTATACGCCTGAGAGAGTAGCGAAAGCGGCGGCGGATTTTGTAGAGGCTATAAAGCTCATAGCCACCAAGCCGGACAACCTTGACAACCTCAAAAGCTATCTTTCTCACCATTTCCCGGAATGGGTCAGCAGATGGGCAAATAGCCCGGAAGACCTCGCCGCAGAGATGAAGGAATTTGCAAGAATGGAAATATAAAGGCGGTGGAAGCGTGTATATTGTATTGTTAATTCTCCTACTGCCAGTGCAAATCCTGATTGAAATATTGAAATTGAATAAATGAAACGCCGCCCCGGAATAGCTCCGGGGCGGTTATTTTTGCGCTTTTTCGGCCTGATTTGATCGGCGGGAACGGGTGCCGGGGGCGGGGGATATGCCAGCGGCAGCGAGGGCGGGGTGAAGTGAAAAATACCCGTAAAAAATAAAAAGGTCAATTTCAAGAAAACGCTTGACAATAAAACACTTGATATGTATAATAAAGCCGAGGTGATAAATATGAGAGGTCGAGAAATCCTGAAAGAGATCATGGCTTCCAAGTCTCTTTCCAATGCTGAACTCGCAAAAAGACTCAATGTATCTAACGCTACCATTTGGGAACGCTTGAATAACAAAAATGTCAAGGACATTCCTGTGTCCCTGCTGACCACCATGCTCAGAGCGATGGATTATAAGGTCATCGTTGTTCCTGCCAATACCCGTCTGCCGGAAGGAGGTTTTGAAGTTGAATGACGCATACAAGCTCGTTCCTCACGGCGAGGTCATCAAGAAAGACAGCACCGTGGTCATTCCGCCCATCTTCATGTTCAAGGGCGGAGCGGGAGAGTGCTATCCCTTCCTGAAAATGTGTGGGGACAATAACTGCATTGTTCACTTCAAAAACGAAAATCTGACCATTTACCCCGATCGGCAAGATGACAGCGTATCCCTGAAACTTCTCATTTATCTTGCGATTGCAGGAAGTCATGAGTTTGGCGATGACTTCATTCGATACCTTAACAACATGGAGAAAATGTCGTGGGAAGCGGTGAGCGTTCAATGAAATACTTCCTTGGTCGTGTGTCCAGCAAGGAACAGAACCTTGCTCGACAGCTCAAGGTCGCTCGTGAGAAGTTCGATATTCCTGACGAGAATGTGTACTGCGACAAGATCACGGGAAGCAGCTTCGACCGCCCTCAGTACAATGCTCTGAAAGCCATTGTGCAGGAAGGTGATGAAGTCATCGTTAAGGAGTTCGACCGCTTTGGGCGCAACAAGGACGAAATGAAGCGAGAACTGGAATGGTTCAAGCAGAAGGGCGTGATCGTCCGTATCCTCGACATTCCGACCACGCTGATTGACTTCAAAGACCAGACATGGGTGCTGGAAATGGTCAACAACATTCTGATTGAAGTCCTTGGTGCTGTTGCCGAGCAGGAGCGCAAGAAGACCAAACAGCGGCAGGCTGAGGGCATCGCCGCTATGCCGGTTATCGATGGCAAGCGGGTGTCGGTGAAGACCGGCAGAGGGTTCGGCAGACCCGCTTCCGAGATTGATGACGAGCAGTTTGAAAAACTCGCTCAAAAACAAAAAGACGGTCTTATCACCGTAGCGGACTGCTGCCGGGAGCTTGGTATCAGTCGTTCCACATGGTATGACCGGTCGAGAAAGGTTGGTTGATAATGGCGTACTATCAGTTTTCATTACCCATGACTACCAGCGAAAGTTATCAGCTTATCAAAAGAGTCTGTGAACACTCTTGTACTGTTAAACAGGAGTGTCCGAATGAGAGCATTGAGGTTCGGACAAAGTTTCGCATGGGGAAGGGTTCTCTCCCGTTTGTGTTTTATCTGAGGAAACTGGAAGACAGAACTGAAATCATGGTCAGCTCGGATAACGCAACACTTACGGGCGCTTTGGTGGCGATGAATGGAAATAAACCAGAAAGCGTTTGGGATTTGCCGGATAAAGAATGGAGTGATCTCATTGAGGATTTCCGAAAAGAATATCCAACCTTCCCCTTGCAAGTTGGAAAGCCTGTTCCGGTTGCCGCTGAGCCTTGTGATGATGGCATGGGGCAGGAGTCAATTAGCCGGGGCAAAAATGTATCTCTCGGTAGAGCGGCGGTTGGCGGTCTGATGTTTGGCAGCGCCGGTGCCGTGGTAGGAGGTTTTAGCGGCATCAAAAAGGCCACGAGCCAATCCCGAAACATCTTTTCTGCTACCGTTCTTTTCAGGGTGCTTTACAGCAACGGAAGGTTGATTGAGAGAACGGTCAAGAAAAACAGTAGGGAATTTGCCGAGCTGATGGCAAAATCAAGATAAGACTTCCGTAAAGACGGAAGGACAGCCGAGGGGCTATCTCAAAAGAGGTAGTCCCTCTTTTTATCTGGAAAGGAAATACACATGAATTATGAAAAACTCTCCGGCTCTATCCGAGCCGTGATCGACCGCCGACCGGGAGATAACGGGGCGTACAGTGACCTTTTTTCTCTATGCCGGGAGTGGGAAACCGAGGATTTCTCGGCGGCACATGAGGTAAACAAGGAACTGCTGGCACTCTCCGCCGATCAGGTAGTCCGTGGCGGCGGGGCGAAGTTCTATGAACAGTGGCGGCGGTGTCTTCTCTTTGAAGCGCCCCATGATTTTGACTCCTTCATGACTTACATTGAACTCGACCGCAAGCCAGAAAAGCGGTTTTATGCACCCCGCAAGCACTATCTCAGGCCGATGGTGCAAGGGTTTCAAGATGTTCTGGACGGGAAACTGCGCCTTTTGACGATCTCCATGCCGAAACGAGCGGGTAAGTCACAAACAGGCATCAATTTTGTGAATATGCTCTCTGGCAAGTTTCCTGACCGCTCGACCCTGATGGAAGGGACAGGCGATGACCTTGTAAAGAGTTTCTACAATGGTTGTCTGGAATATCTGACAGTCCCCAACGAGTATCTGTTCTACGATGTATTCCCGGACGCACGGCTGGTACAGACCAACGCCGACACGAAGACGGTGAACCTGAAAAGCAAGTCCCGTTTCCCCACCATCATGTGTCGTTCCATTGACGCTCGACAGGTGGGCTTGTCAGAAGCCACCAATGTTCTCTACCTTGATGACTGTGTGGAAGGTCGTGAGGAAGCCAAAAACCGCCAGCGGCTTGATGATAAGTGGGAAGTGATCTCCGGCGATATTATGGGTCGTGCCATTGAAGGTACGCCGATGGTCTTTACCGGCACTCGCTATTCCCTGTATGACCCCATCGGTCGTGTGCAGGAACACGCACAGCGGGAGGGCTGGGCTTGGAGAGCGATTGAGATACCCGCCCTCGATCTTGTGACGGACGAGAGCAATTATGAATACGAACGGGAGGGCAAGAAGGTCTTTACCACCGCCTACTTCCGGGAGCAACGGGAACTTCTGAGCGCAGAGCAGTTTGAGAGCGAGTTCCAGCAACAGCCCTTTGAAGCGAAGGGTCTACTGTTCAACAAGGACGAGCTGAACTACTTCTTCGAGCTGCCGAAAGACCGTGACCCGGATACCATTATCGCCGTTGGCGATACGGCAGAAAGCGGCTCGGACTCTACTTCCATGCCGGTGGCGATGATATACGGCAATGCTGTGTATATCGTTGATGTGGTCTTTGATGACTCTCCCGCTGAGGTGACGAAGCCGGAATGTGCCAAGTGCCTGATCGAGAACAAGGTTGCTTCCGCTGTCTTTGAGTCCAACAACGCCGGTCAGTATTATGCCAGAGATGTTGACCAGATTATTCGAGATCGAGGGTACTCCGTGGGTATCCGCACGAAGCGCACGATCTCCAACAAGCAGACCCGTATCGAGTTCGCTTCCGACAACATCAAGAAGAACTTCTACTTCAAGCACCCCTCCACCTACAAGCGGGGCAGTCACTATTGGAACTTCATGAAGGAAGTGACCACCTACACCCGCTCCGGCAAGGTTCCACACGATGACGCTCCTGACTCCCTCTCCTTATTGGAGAACGAAATCCGTATGCTGTCCGGGGGTAAGGTGGAGGTCTTCAAGCGTCCCTACTGAAAGATTGGTTTTGACAAATACTGTGGCGAATGGTATGCTTAAAGATTAACTATTGACAACCATTGGACACAAAGGTATACTTATAGTTAGAAACCAGCAGAAACCAACAAAACGGTATACGAATGAGCAGATAACGATAGGGTGGAAAGGAGGTGCTGTAAGTGGGTGCGAGAGCGTTGTTTGGTCGCCGTGTGATCTATACCGATGTTGCCGAAATCAATGCCGGGAACATCATTGATGTTCTGCAAAAGGCTTTGTTCGTCCATCTGCAAAACAGCGCCGACATTGACTATCTCTATCGGTACTATCGTGGAGATCAGCCCGTGCTTTACCGGGAAAAGGAAGTACGTCCTGAAATCTGCAACAAGGTCGTTGAAAACCGAGCCAATGAGATCGTGTCCTTCAAGGTCGGCTATCTGATGGGCGAACCCGTTCAGTATGTGAGCCGAAGCGATGACGAGAGCATTTCCGCTGAGGTCAGCCGCTTGAACGATTATGTTCTCAGTGAGGATAAGCCTGCCAAGGACAAGGAACTGGCGGACTGGTCGCACATTGGTGGTACTTCCTATCGTATGGTGCTTCCTGATGGGGAAGCCGATGTAGAGGAAGACGAAGCTCCTTTCGAGATTTTCACTCTTGACCCCCGCTTTGCCTTTGTGGTCTACTCCACCGCTCTCGGCAACCCTGCCATGATGGGCGTAAAGTATGTGAAGGACGAGAACGGAAACCTGATTTTCAGTTGCTACACCCGTGACCACTACTACGAAGTGGAGAATACTTGGGCGATCATTCGGAGCGAACCTCAGATTTTGGGTATTCCTATCATCGAGTACCCGGCAAATAAGGCTCGGCTGGGTGCTTTTGAGATCGTTCTCCCCCTGCTGGACGCTATTAACACCGTGGAGAGCAACCGCCTTGACGGTGTGGAGCAGTTCGTACAGGCGCTCATGCTGTTTCACAATGTTGATATTAACACTGAGGATTTCCGCCAGCTTCGTGACGAGGGTGCTATCAAGTACAAGGACATTGACCCGCAGTTCAAGGCCGAGATCGAGTATCTGACCTCAGAAATGAACCAGACACAGACACAGACCCTCGTGGACAGTATGTATAACACCGTCCTGACGATCTGTGGTATGCCGAACCGCAACGGTGGTTCTTCCACCAGCGATACCGGCTCTGCGGTCATCATGCGTGATGGTTGGTCGGCGGCGGAAGCCAGAGCCAAGGACTCCGAGCTGATGTTCAAGCAGTCTGAGAAGGATTTCTTGAAGTTGGTTCTGCGTATCTGCCGTGACCTGAGCGACCTGACACTGAAACTCAGCGGTCTGGAAATCCGCTTTACCCGCAGAAATTACGAGAATATCACGGAAAAGGCAAATGTGCTGACTGCCATGCTTGCCAATCCGAAGATCGCCCCGGTTCTGGCCTTTACCCATTGTGGTTTGTTCTCTGACCCGCAGCTTGCGTACCGTATGAGTATGGATTACGCTGAGGAACAGGAGAAAAAGGCCGCTGAACTCGTAACCAAACAGAAGGAGGTTAATCCTGATGGTGGAAACAAGGGAGCTGAAACTGACCCCGGAAGCGGTCAGCAAGATTGAGGAAATCTTAAAGCACCACAATCAGGCGGAAGTCAAGGTGGAGGACAGCTCCATCGTGGTTATTGAGATACGCCGGAAAAAGAAATATTGAGTGGGTCAGGCAAGGGCTTGACTGACAGCCGTGGGGCTACTGATACCGAAAAGGTATTGGTAGCCCTTTTATTTTTCCTTCCAATGCCCTCGGAGTTTTCGGACAGTCCGTGAAAGCTCAGTCTTTTCGGAGATATGAGAAAGGCGAAGACAATAATTTGACCGCCGTAAGGCGTTGAATGGTCAGGGAAGACCTTAATCGCAAACGGGAGACAACCCGTAAAAACGGAAAATAGCGCTGAGTGAACAGCCTTGTTAAACGCAGGAGGTAATCATTATGGCAAAGATCGACACCAGCAAAATCACGGGCTATGCGGAAATGTCTGCGGAAGACAAGCTGAAAGCTCTGGAAGCGTTCGAGTATGAGGACAACGCCGCCGAGCTGGAAAAGCAGAAAGCCGCTGTTTCCAAGGCCAACTCCGAAGCCGCTGAGTGGAAGCGTAAGCACAACGCTCTGTTGGGTGAGGACGAGAAGAAGAAGCAGGAGCAGGAGGAAAAGTTCGCCAACATGGAGAAGGAGCTTTCCGAGCTGCGGGAAGCCAAGCGTGTTTCCGAGTTCAAGGCCAAGTTCATCGCTCAGGGCTATGACGAGGTTCTTGCCGAGGACACCGCAAAGGCAATGGCTGATGGTGACTCTGCCAAGGTGTTTGCCAACCAGCAGAAGTTCCTTGACGAGTATACAAAACAGGTCAAGGCTGACGCTCTGAAAAAGACCCCCAAGCCCACTCCCGGTGCCGGTGGCGGTACTGGCGAGATGGATTACGCCAAGAAAATCGAGGAAGCACGGACAAACGGCGATTTTGCCGCCGTTGCTTACTACACTCGCCTGCAAGCCGAAGCGGAAGCACAGGCGAAAAAAGAGTAAAGGAGAGTTTTTACTATGGCAGATCAGTTTGCTATGAGTTTCGGGGTACTCAATTACTCCGGTATGCTCTTTAACAAGGGCAACACCCGCACCCCTCTGAGTTCCATCATCGGCGGTCGTGCTAAAATCACGAACCATGTTGAGTTCCCGACCGGTCAGGAGTTCACCTCTGGCGGCGGCGCTCAGCCTGCTATCAGCGAGAGTGCTTCTCTGACCGCCCCTGCCGCCACCGTTGTGACCCGTGCGCAGAAGACCAATGTGACTCAGATCTTTCAGGAGTCTGTGGGCATTTCCTACGGGAAGATGTCTAACATGGGTACTCTGAGCGGTATCAATGTGGCGGGTCAGCAGGCCAACCCCATGAACGAGCTGGACTTTCAGGTTGCCGCCAAGATGATGAAGGTCAATGCCGACATTGAGTACACCTTCATTAACGGCGTTTACAGCAAGGCCACTGATGACACCAAGGTCAACAAGACCCGTGGCATGATTCCCGCAATCACCACCAACACTACGGCGATGGCTTCCAAGCCCCTCGGCCTGTGGGATATTGCCGATATGGTGAAGAAGATTTACGGCGCAAACGCTCCCACCGAGGGCCTGTGCCTGTGGTGTGACGCTGTGACCATGTTCCAGATCAACGCTGACGCTGTTCAGAACGGTCTGACCGTGGTTCCCGCTGCCCGTAACATCAACGGTATCTCCCTGTCCAGCGTGGTCACGCCCATCGGCGTTGTCTACCTGTACCTTGGCGAGTACCTGCCTGCCGGTACTGCCCTGCTGCTGAACCTGAGCGTTCTGGCTCCCGTTTATCAGCCTGTCCCCGGCAAGGGCAACTTCTTCCTTGAGCCGCTGGCAAAGGTCGGCGCTGGTGAGAAGTATCAGCTCTTTGGTCAGATCGGCCTTGACCACGGCCCTGAGTGGTTCCACGGTAAGTTTACCGGTATCTCTACCGAGTTTACCGCTCCCACTTACAGCCGCAGCGTCTTCATCGCCAATGACGCAAACAACCCTGTGAACACTAAGGCCGTTGCTGGCGGCTAAGAGTGGCGCAGGAGTAAAACAGAGAGTTTAGAAAGGAAAGGTGGAAAGCATGACGGACGCTGAGAAGTTGAAAATGGTGAAAGCCATGACCGGCGAGACAGACGAGGACACGCTTTCCACCTACCTTTCTATCGCCGGAAACAAGGTGTGCCGCAAGGCATACCCCTTCGACCCTACCGTGACCGCTGTTCCTGACCAATACGCTCACATTCAGGTGGAGATCGCTGTGTATCTGCTGAACAAGCGGGGAGCCGAAGGGCAGACCGCTCACAGCGAGAACGGTATCTCCCGCTCCTATGAAGACGGCGATGTGCCGCCTACGCTGCTGAGGGACATTGTTCCCTTTGCCGCTGTGATGGGAGGTTGAGTGCATGAGAACGCTGAACCGCAACAAATCGCCCTTCTGGTATCTGCTGTATGACAGCAAGGCTCCCGCCAAGGACGAGTACGGCAACGAAACCGGCGAGGAACTGGTAGTTTACAAGCCTGCCGTGGCGATGAACGCCAATATCTCGGCGGCGACCGGCTCCGCTCAGGTGGAGCAGTTCGGTAATTTCGCAGGGTACGACAAGGTGATCGTCACCGATGACCTGAGCTGCCCCATTGACGAGAATACCGTGCTGTTCATCGACAAAGAACCGCAGTATGACAAGGACGGGAAGCCGCTCTACGATTACATGGTCAAGCGGGTCGCCAAGTCCCTTAACTCCATTTCCTATGCGGTCAGTAAGGTGACGGTATCGTGAGTCAGACAATCAATGTTCCGCTCTCCGGGAGAGGAATTGAGCAGCTGATACGGGAAGCTGAAAATCGTAAAACTTGGCTTCGAGATCGTACAACGGTTTTTCTTGAACGCTTAGTTGCGATGGGGGTTGGAATTGCTTCTGCGTGTTTCGATGACGCAGCCTATGATGGCACAAATGATGTTGTTGTATCTGCGGAATATCGAGGTGAAAATGCAAGGGCGATTGTGGCAGTCGGTAAAGCGGTTTTATTTATCGAGTTCGGCACAGGCGTGACCTATCCCGATAACCACCCGGAAGCCAGAGATCGCAATATGAAGCGTGGCGAGTACGGTCAAGGTCACGGCAAGCAACAGTCTTGGGGCTATTACGGCGAACCCGGCACGAACGGAGTGCTGAAAGAAAAGAAGAATGGCGGGTTCGTGGTCATCACTCACGGCAACCCCGCCAATATGCCGATGTACGAAACGGTAAAGGAGCTGCAAGACCGGCTCACGGAAATTGCGAAGGAGGTGTTTTCATGATTGATGTGGAGAGTCAAATCTACACGCCGATTGCGGAAGCCCTGAGAGCGCAGTTTCCCGGTATCTTGGTCAGCGGCGAGTATGTCAATGCCCCTACCCGTTTCCCTTATGTGAGTTTGGTGGAGCAGGATAACTACACCACGGAAGCTCACATGGACAGCGGCGATACGGAGAGGTTCGCCACGCTGATGTACGAGGTGAATGTCTACTCCGATAAGGCAGGCGGTAAGAAATCCGTTTGCCGAAAAATCATGAGGTTTGTGGACGATCTCATGTACGCCAAGAATTTCCGGCGTACTTCTCTGTCCCCGGTTCCCAATTTGGAGAACGCAACAATCTATCGTCTGGTTGCCCGATACAAGGCAGAAACGGACGGAACCACTCTTTATAGGAGGTAAATGAAATGGCTATTTCCACCTACAAGGTTTTTCTGATGAAGAAAGCCGACACTGGCGAACAGTGGAGCAAGCTGATCGACATTAAGGAGTTTCCTGACCTCGGCGGCGAACCCGAAATGCTGGAAACCACCACTCTGAGCGACAATATGCAGACCTACATCGCCGGTATCCAGTCCCTCGATGGTCTGTCCTTCACCGCTAACTACACGCTGGCTGATTTCCAGACCCTCAAGGCTTTGGAAGGCAAGAAGGTCAGCTATGCGGTCTGGTTTGGCGGCACCGAGAGCGATGGCACTGTTACTCCCGATGGCTCTAACGGCAAGTTCAGCTTTGACGGTGAGCTGTCCGTGTATCCCGTGGGCGGCGGTGTGAACGAAGTGGTGAACATGAACATCACCATCGCTCCTTCCACCCCCATCGCTTTCTCCGCAACCTAAGACACCAACAATCGCCGTATTGATAAGGAGGATTTATCATGGCAAAGCAGTTGACGATCAATGACCCCACTACCGGCGTGACCTACACGCTGGAATACACCCGCAAGACCGTTGAAGCAATGGAGAAGAACGGCTTTGTTGCCGCCGATGTGGAGCGCAAGCCTATGACCCTGCTTCCGGCTCTGTTTGCTGGTGCGTTCCTCGCCCATCATCGGTTCGTGAAGCGTGATGTGATCGACAGCATTTACGCTCGTATGAACCACAAGGACGAGCTGATTGCCGCTCTGGTAGAGATGTATAACGACCCCCTGCTGAGTCTGCTGGACGAGCCTGAGCAGGAGGGCAACGAGGGAAACCTGAGCTGGAAGACCGGCTGGTAAGCGACCGATCTTCCAGAAGTGAGGGGGGCGGCGGCGACCATCGCCCCGCTCCCCTTCTCGCTTACACACCAAAGTTTTATGAGGTTTTCCCGTACTATCTTTCCATTGGCATGACCTATGAGCAGTTTTGGGAACAGGATTGCGAATTGGTGAAGTATTACCGAAAGGCGGCGCAAATCAGGCAAGACCTGAGAAATCAAGACGCTTGGCTCCAAGGAGCTTATTTTTACGAAGCTCTTATTGACGCTGCCCCGGTTCTTCGTGCTTTCGCCAAGAAGGGAACCAAGCCCACGCCGTATCGGGAAAGCCCCTATGAGCTGTTCAGTCGGCAGGACAAGAAACAGCAGAAGCAGCTTCAAGAAAAACACGATGACCAAGCCAAGGCATACATGGAAGCCTTTATGGTGTCGGTCAATAAGAAATTTCAAGAGAAAGGTGGTGGCGTAAGTGGCTGACAATGTGGAAATTCAGGGGTTGGAGTTTCAGATCGTCAATGACAGTACGCAGGCGGTCGCAGGGCTTCAAAACCTGATTAACACACTCAATCGTTTGAAAACCGCTACCAACGGCGGCGCAACGGGTCTGAGCAAGACCGCTCAGGGTATTCGGGAGCTTTCCAATTCTCTGAAAGGCTTGAACAGCGGTGACGCTTCGCAGAAGATCACCCGGCTTACCAATGCGCTGACCGCTCTGAGTCAGGTTGGAAATGTGAAGATTTCTTCCTCCATCGCCAACCAGCTCACGGCAATCAACACCGCTCTCGCTGGCCTGAAATGGACGGACGGCGACAAGCTGACTTCCCTTGTCAACGGCTTACGCCCTCTCTCCGAGTTGGGTAAGGCCAATATGACCACCTTTATCAATCAGCTCTCCAAGCTGCCGAAGGTGATCGAGGATTTGGAAGCGGCGGACATTGACAAGTTCACACAGCAGATGACCGCTCTTGCCGCCGCCATGAAGCCTTTTGCCGATGAAATGCAGAAGGTGTCCAACGGTTTCTCGGCGTTTCCGTCCAAAATCCAAAAGCTGATTACCAGCACGGAGAAATACAATGCTTCTGCCCGTAAAGCAACCTCCACTACCGGGCAGTTCACGAGCGGATTGAAAGCGTTGAATGTCGCCGCTGTTGCAATCACTTTCCGCAAAATCGGTCATTTCATCGCACAGGCGGTCACGGAGTCCAATAAGTACCAAGAAGACCTGAACCTGTTCACGGTCGCCTTGGGGCAGTATGCCGCCGAAGCTCAAAACTACGCTGAAAAGGTATCTGATGTCATGGGTATCGACCCGGCACAGTGGCTCCGCAATCAGGGCGTTTTCAACACGCTACTGACCGGCTTCGGTGACACGGCTGAACGAGCGCAGCTCATGAGCCAAAACCTGACACAGCTCGGCTACGATATTTCTTCCTTCTTCAATATTTCCATTGAAGACGCTATGCAGAAGTTACAGTCCGGTATTTCCGGTGAGTTGGAACCTCTGCGGCGCTTGGGCTATGATTTGTCGCAGGCACGGTTGGAGCAGACCGCTTTGAACCTTGGTATCAAGGAAAGCGTTGCCAACATGACGCAGGCAGAAAAGGCCGAGCTGAGATACTACGCCATTATGACTCAGGTGACAACCGCTCAGGGCGATATGGCAAGAACGCTGGAAGCTCCCGCAAACCAGCTTCGTATCTTGCAAGCACAGCTTACACAGGCCGCACGAGCGATCGGTAACATCTTCATTCCCGCACTAAACGCAATTCTTCCCTATGCAATCGCTGTTGTTCAGGTCATTCGAGAAATCGCCAATGCCCTTGCCAACCTTGCGGGTTTCAAGTTGACGGAGGTGGACTATTCAGGAGTGAATAGCGCTGCTGTCGGCGCTGGGTCTTTGGCTGATAATCTCGATGACGCTGCCGGTGCTGCCAAGAAGTTGAAGCAGTACACCGCAGGCTTTGACGAGCTGAATGTCTTTGCTCCCAACACGGGAAGCGGTTCCGGGGCGGGTGCTGGTGGCGCAGGCGGATTTGATTTCGATTTGCCCACCTACGATTTCCTTGGTGACGCTGTGCAGACCCGCATTGGTGAAATCAAGAAGATGATTGAGGACACTCTCGCAGAGATCACTACGATTGTTTCCGGCTTTATGCTGGCGGTAGGTGCAATTCTGGTCGTAACCGGTGTGAATATTCCGCTGGGTGTCGGCCTGATGGCGGCGGGTGCGGTCGGCCTTGCGGCTACCGTTGGACTGAATTGGACTGCCATGAGTAGCGAACTGGCAAGTACGCTGGCTCTCATTACAGGTGTTGTCGGCGGCTTCCTGCTGGCTCTTGGCGCAATTATGGCGTTCTCCGGGGCGAACCTTCCTCTTGGTATCGCTTTGATGGCCTTGGGAGGGGCAAGCCTTGTATCTGCCGCTGTTATCAACTGGCATAACAGTGACCGACACCTCACTGACGCTTTGACCACCTTAACGGGAGTTCTGGCGGGTGCTTCTCTGGCGGTAGGCGCTATGTTGGCCTTTACCGGGGTCGCAACCGGGCTGGGCATTGCGCTGATGGCTGTTGGTGCTGTCACGCTCGTATCTGCCGCAGCTCTAAACTGGAACAGTATCCCGGACGCTCTGGCTTCTCCCTTGTCCAGAGTCGGATTGCTGGTCAGTGGAGCAACCTTGGCACTCGGCGCTATCCTTGCTTTCTCCGGGTGTATGCCCCTCGGTATTGCGCTGATGGCGATTGGTGCTACTTCTCTGGTTTCCGTAATGGCTCTCAACTGGAATGGCCTGAGCGATGAAATCCAGAATGTGATTGCCATTATCACCACGGTCGTATCTGTGGCGTTCCTCGCTATCGGTGCGGCACTGGCGTTCTCCGGGGCGAATATCCCGTTGGGTCTGGCTCTGCTGGCGGCGGGTGCGGCCACAATGGGTACGGCTATCATGCCGAACTGGAATGACCTCTCCGACAATGTTCAGCAGAAGATCAGCATGATTACCACCGTTGTCGGCGGCGCTCTCTTGGCGGTCGGCGCTATCCTTGCTCTGAGCGGAGTCGCCCTTCCTCTCGGTCTTGGCCTGATGGCGGCTGGCGCATTGAGCCTTGGCGCTGTTGCTACCCTGAATTGGGATTTTGTGGTTAATTCCATTAAGAAAGTCGTATCGGTCATCACGGGTATTCTCAGCGGCGCATTGATCGTTCTCGGTGTCCTGCTGTGCCTGAGCGGTGCGGGTGTTGGTCTTGGCCTTGCGGTACTGGCGGCGGGTCTGTCCCTGTCGTATGCGGCATGGACGCTGGACGATAACCCCATTACTCGCTTTGTACGGCAGATGGCAAACTCCATCATTGGACTTGTGAACGGTGTCATTGACGCAATCAATGATATGTTCCACATCCAGTTCAACGGCCTGTCTGTCATGGGTATCACGCTTATTCCGGCGTTCGATATTCGATTGGTGGATATTCCGCATATTCCGTTCTTTGAAGACGGCGGTTTCCCGAACGAAGGGCAGCTTTTTATCGCCCGTGAAGCGGGTGCGGAAATGGTCGGTGCGATGGGACGCAGAACGGCGGTTGCCAACAATGACCAGATCGTTGAGGGTATCTCCGCTGGCGTATCCGTTGCCAATGATGGCGTGATCGCTGCCATTTACGCTCTGCTGAATGTCGTTGAGGAAAAGGACTTCTCCGTGAATATTGGTGACAATCAGATCGGTGAGTCTTATGACCGTTATAACCGAGCCAGAGGTGTTCGTGTGAATACCGGCGCTTTCAGTAATGCCTACTAAGGAGGGCTGAGGAAATGCAAAGTTTCATTACAATCAACGGCACAAAGTTTCCTCAGCCCCGCAGGGGCTTAGAGCTGCTGTCTGCCACTATCGTAGACTCTGCCAGAAATGCCAACGGCGTTGTGGTAGGCCAGAAGGTCGGCAGAGATCAACAGAAGCTCAACAACCTCTTTTGGGGCTATCTGACAGCGGAACAGTGGTCTGCCATGTTGCAGATTTTTGACAAGAACTTCTTTGTGACGGTCACTTATCCCGACATGGTAAACAACCGCTGGACAACCCGAAAGATGTACCCCGGCGACCGCACGGCGACCCCGTACCATCTTGACCCGAACACGGGGCTTCCTGCGGACTACATCAACTGCAAAGTCAACATCATTGACTGCGGCGAACCGTTCTAAGGAGGTGTAGCCGTGAAACAGGTAAGCAACGCTTACAAGCTGTCGATGAAATCTTTGCTCCGTGAGCAGTCCTTTGTGGAGATCACCTTCTCTCAGGTGGACACGGCGGCGGCAACAGACGGTAATTGGGTCAGCAACGGGGCGCAGAGCTATTCTGAGTTCGACACGCTGGACTACGGATATGATTATCAGGAGTCCTATGCAGCGTTGGAACTGAACCGGTGGGCGCTGGACGGAAATACGGTCATCGTTCCTTCTTCCGGGACGATGTATGACGGCTTTGTTTCGAGCCACATGAGTAATGCTGAGGGCAAGTTCACCACCCCTGCGGTGCTGACTCGTGCTTTCAGCAATCCTCATACCTTCCCCGGTATCACCCTGACTTTTGACACCCGCTATCAGGAATGGCCTGACACCGTGACGGTTGATTTCTACCTGAATGGTGCAGTATTGGAAAGTCTGACCCTTCCCGTAGAGGGGACAGAGTTGGTTATCAACACGAAGGTCGCTTCTTGTGACAAGATCGTGTTGACGATGGGAAATACCCTCCCGTACCGCCGACCTCGGTTGCAACAGGTTCTCTACGGTGTACAGAAGAAATTTGGAAATGATGACATTGTTTCCATTAAGGAGTCTCACGATGTAGACCCGCTCTCCCGCAGACTGCCGCAGGAAACCATGCAGTTCGTTCTTTTGGACTACGAACACAATTATGACCCGGATAACCCGAAAGGCATTTATGCCTATCTGGATAAGAAGTCACCGATTTCTCTCCGATACGGTTATATGCTTCCCACGGGCAAGGTCGAGTGGCTGAAAGCGGACAAGTATGTGCTGAACAGCAAACCGAAAGCTGCCAAAAATCAGGCCACCTTTACGGGTACAGGTCTGGTTGGAAGTATGACCGGAACCTTCTACAAGAGTAAGCTCGGTTCCAAAAACTTCTACGACATGGCTGAGGAAGTGCTTTTGGACGCAGACCTGACGCTGACAGCGCAGGGTACGCACCCATGGGTGATTGACCCAACCTTGAAGCAGATGTTCACTACGCCGTGAGGGATTCGAACCCCCGGCCTTCTGGTCCGTAGTCTAATAAGCGCGATTACGCTTGTTCACGTATGTTCACGCTGCATCCCTCTGAATCCCTTGTGTTACAAGGCTTTCAGGCATAGTGGAAGCGTCGGCGATTGAAAAATCAGAGTTTGAAAAAATCTGGTTCTGAAGAAAATTGTTAGAAGAGTGTTAGAAGAGCGGTTTGCTATTGTGGAATAGAAAGCTGGGGAAGTATGACCTTGGGAGAATATTTTTAACCAGCATTTTGAGTCATTAAAGTGTCAACTTCTTTTAAGTATTAGGAGAAAAAATTATGAGGGAAAGCACAGTAATATCTATTACAAATTCAAAAGGTGGTGTTGGGAAGACTACCACCGCATTAAATCTTGGTGCTGCACTTGCGGCAGCGAAGAAAAGAGTCTTGCTGATCGACAACGACCCGCAGGGCAACCTCACTGCTGCATTGGGCTATACGCCTGGGGAGCAGAAAAACACCTTGGCAAAACTCGTGCTCGTTCAAATTGACTCGCCAGAAGATTTAGACCTGCACCTTCCGCGCACCGTGATACATACCGAAACCGGTATTGACCTGATTCCCGCCAATAAGCGTCTTGCGGACGCTGCGGCCCGCTTACAGGTCATGCAGCTTTCGCAATATAATGCCGCCGGTTTCTCCGATACCCTTTGTGAGAAGATAATGGAGAAGCTGCTGGTTTCTCTCCGCGAACAGTATGACTACATTATTATTGACTGCGGACTGAAACACGAGCTTTTGACCATCAACGCACTCGCCGCTGCCGATTATTGCATTATTCCAGTGCAGGCACATTTCCTTGCAAGTGAAGGAATTCCGGATGTATTGGAAATGGTGAAAAATGTTCAGAACCGATTTAATCCTGATTTGAAGATTGCAGGCATTCTCTTGACTATGTATCAATCGCGCCCTCAGCTCTGTCAGAGCGTTCGAAACAGTGTAAATGATATCTACGGTGAGAGTCTACATGTTTTTGAGCGCCCAATCGAGCAGACAATCAAGGTCGCCGAGTGCCCTGCTGCAGGAATGAGCATTCTTGATTATGCACCTAAGAATCCTGCTGCCGAGTCATACCGCAGCCTTGCCCTGGAGGTGCTTCATCTTGCCTAAACGCGACATGAATGACCTGCTAAAAAAGCGTATGAGCGCCACACAGCAGGCTGCTGAAATTGTGGTGGGCGACGAGGCGTATGAAACGCTGTTTAGAGGTGCGCCAGCACCGGAGGCATCGAGATTCTGTGATCTGCCGATAGAAAGGCTTCGCCCATTCTTTACTGCCGACATCGGGTTCCGTCCCTATCCGCCAGAAAAGCTCAAAGCGTTTTCACAGCAGCTTGCCGAGCAGGGGATCTACGAGCGTGTTATCGTCCGCCCTATCTCGGGCAGCAACGATTATGAGATCCTCGCCGGTCACAACCGCACGAAGGCATGGCAGATGTCCGGGCATGACATGATCCCAGCCGAGGTGGTGAGTGCCGACGACGCAAGGGCTGTCTCTATTGCTGTTGCCACCAACCTCCTGCGGCGTCAAGACCTTACCATCATTGAGCGTGGCAAGGCATATCGTGCGCTGCTGCGCGAAAACAATCGGCACGGTCAGTGGGATGCAAATCAAGCAGAAACAACTTTTGGCGATTCTCGCCAAAAGTTGCAAGAGGGCGATACGGACAGTACCTTTGGCGAGAATCGCCAAAGGTACAATGCCCGTAAACTCGTGGCGGATTTCTTTGGTGTGACCGAGTACGAGATCCGCAAAGCAATCAAGCTGGCGGGCCTGATTGGGCCGCTTGCAGATATTTTGGAAGACACTCCACGCAAGCTGCCGATTGCCTGCGCTGAGTTGATTGCTGACTACGACATATCCACCCAGCAGGCATTTGTGGAGATGTGCTCTATCGAGGGCTACACGCTCAATAAGGCCACGGTGCAGAAAATCACCCACACCTGTCCGCCCCCTTCTGTGGGAAAACAGGAGATTTACGCTGTATGGCGGCAGGCTCGCGCCGAGGAAGCCCAGCGCCGTACTGCACCTCCAAAGAAGATCAGCTTTGACCGCAGGAAGTTCGCTCCGTACCTTGAAAAGCTGGGCAGCGATAAGGAACTTGAAGAGTTGTTTTTGGCGTTCTTGCGGCAGCGGGTCGGCTGATGTATAATAAAAAAGAATAAAAGAAAGGATACCGAACGCTATGAGCGAACAGGAAAAAATCCAGCTTTTTGAAGATCAAAAGATTCGCACAGCTTGGGATGAAGATAAGGAAGAATGGTATTTCTCTGTTGTCGATGTAATTCGTGTGCTGACAGGCAGCGAGAATCCGCGGCGATATTGGAGTGATTTGAAGCGAAAGCTGAAAGCAGAAGGCGCCGTTGAACTGTACGAAAAAATCGTACAGTTCAAAATGACTGCTCCAGATGGGAAAATGAGACTGACTGATGTGGCGAATACAGAACAGCTTCTTCGTATTATGCAGTCTGTCCCCTCGCCAAAAGCCGAACCCATACGAGCATGGCTTGCCGAGGTTGGCCGCGAGCGCATCGAGGAAACCATTGACCCGGAACAGGCCATTGACCGTGCTTTAGAAACCTATCTCAAAAAGGGCTATGACCCGGACTGGGTTCACCAAAGGCTCCTTTCTATCCGTATCCGCAATGAACTCACCGACGAATGGCAGAAGCGCGGAGTTGAAAAGGGACGGGAATTTGCGATCCTGACCGATGAGATTTCAAGGGCGTGGTCCGGTATGACGACCCGGCAGTACAAAAATCTCAAGGGACTAAAAAAAGAAAATCTGCGGGATAACATGAGCGATACTGAACTTGTGCTGACTATGCTGGCTGAGGCATCCACGCGGGATATTTCCAAGGCATCAAAACCCGTTGGTTTTGATGAGAGCGTAAAGGTTGCCAAGCGTGGCGGCAATGTTGCAAATGTTGCGCGGCAGCAGCTTGAGGCGGAAACCGGTCAGCCTGTTATTACTTCGCAGAATGCCGTTCAGTTAAACGCGGCGGTCACAGAAATGATCGAAGCATCAGCGCAGGTAGTTGACCGTCAGGATGATTCAAAAAGCAAATAGAGTTTTCTTGATATGGAGTAAAAACGATGAAGGAGTATGCGCGATGAGCACATTGTCTGCAAAAGAGTATAAGCGCTTTGAAGATATCAAGCGAATTCGTCCAGATGGCTCAGAATACTGGGCAGCGAGAGAGCTCGCTCCCGTGCTGGACTATGCAAAATGGGAGAACTTCTATAAGGTTATCAAGCGTGCCATGATTGCCTGCGAGAACAGTGGACGCAGTACCTTGGAATGTTTTCCTGAGGTCAGGAAAACATCTCCCATGCCGAATGGAGGAGTAAAAGATATCCTTGATTACGAGCTTTCGCGTTATGCCTGCTATCTGATCGTCCAGAATGGTGATCCACGTAAAGAGGTGATCGCTCTCGGTCAAACATACTTTGCAATTCAAACCTACCGGCAGGAGGTCGCAGACCGCTTTAATCAGCTGGATGAGGATAGTCGCAGGCTTGTGGTTCGCGGTGATATCAAGCAGTGGAATCAGCTTTTGGCAGAGACCGCGCGAAACGCAGGCGTTATCACGGCGGAAGAATTTGCAATCTTTCAGAATGCCGGATATATGGGCTTGTATGGCGGAATGACGGTAGATGATATTCACCGCAGGAAGGGACTTGCCATCGGCCAAAAGATACTTGATTACATGGGGAGTACGGAGTTGATTGCTAACCTGTTTCGCATTTCGCAGACTGAGGAAAAGCTGCGCAAGGATCAAGTTTCGACTTCCGATGCCGCGACCGCTGTTCATTATGCTGTCGGGAATGAAGTAAGGGAGGCAATCCGAAAGATCGACGGCACTATGCCGGAGGATCTTCCAACACCTGAAAAGAGCATTGCGCAGTTAGAGCGCGAGCAGATGGAACGCCTGAAACAAAAGGCGATTGATGGACAGCTCATGCTGGATGAATAGGCCGCTTCCACGTAAGATCTTAAAATAATTGAATAATTTGCTGAAAGGCTCGACACCGTGAGGTGCCGGGCCTTTCCTTTTGAACGAGGTGAAAAATGAACAACCTATGGAACCGCAGCGTTGGCCCGTTTGATGAGGCGGCTGTACAGAGGCACAGACACATGGGGCTGCTTGATTGCAACGGGGATGTGAACGCGGATGCAGTAAATTTCCTTGCCCATCTTTGCGCAGGCCTATTCTTTGACGCCCTTTGTGATTCTTATGTTGAAATGCAAACCGTTTCCAGGATATGTCAGGCTTTCTGTAAGTCTGAAAATGTAGAGGCGCAGAGAGTAGTCTTAATGATCTGCTCAGAGTATGACGAGATGAACCATCCTGTCCCGGAAGCTATCTGGTGGATTTCCGGCAGTAAATTATTGGTGCCGCCATTCATTGAAGGATTTCTCAGTTATCTGAGGGAATATTTAAAAGAACTGGAGGTGATGTGATTTATGCGAGCAATTAAAGTCTACTGCCCGCCTGGAGTGGAACCTCCGCTTTACGCTTTCATTGATGCTCTGGACGGGAAACTCAAGGCTAAGCTCCTGTGGCAAATCTTTCGACTGAGAAATCTTCCTGCCTGTGAGCTAAAGGAACCTCATTTTAAGCACTTTTCACTGGAGAGATACAGTCAGATGTATGAACTGCGTGAAAAGGGCAAAGTCCTCATTCGAATCGTTTTCACGGTGCAGAATGAGGATATTATTTTATTGACGTCCTTTATCAAGCGGCAGCCTCGGGATACGATGAAAGCTCTGGATCAATCTCTGTACATACTGTCGGACATCCAGCAGCATCCGGATCGTACAAGCAACTTCGATTTTCAAAGGGAGGCCACGGCGTGAAAAAGCTGATTTACCGCATTTCGGCCGCAATTGTTGTTGCCGGAATTATCATTATGAAACGGAGGACATAACGCACATGAAAAAAATCATTAGTACCTGTATCGCCCTGATGGTTTCTGCTGCATGCTCCATCAGTGCTTTTGCAATGGAAGTACCGACTAATACGACCATTCAGGACCTCAATGGTGTACGGCAGTATATTAAGATCTATACGGTCACACCGGACACAGATCCGCAGTCGCTGATCGATGATGTTTTTGAATACGACGGATATACTTATACCTATTCGTCCATGACGAAGGAAGAGCAGTCCTATTCGGAGAAGGAGCATCACACTGAGACCGTAACAGCGGACACGGAGAAGAGTGATCTGTCCGTGGTGCTTAAGGCATTATCCCCGTCCATCGAGTATGACGACGGAGAATTTCGAGGAACGCTCTATCTTGACCACTCGACGATCAGCACGGTAGCGTCTGGTTACACAACGAAGAGTTACACCGTCAGTGCGACCAAAGAAATTGACAATCTCGATACGAACGACATGGCTTACGTCCCTGATACAACTACAAAAAATGGCGTAACAGTTCAGCTCCAATCGGTAGATTGGCAGGTGCAGGGAACGTCGTTGGTCGATGATATTCTCATGCCTGCTCAGTACAAAGCTGTGGCTACCTACGCAGGAAGAGCATCTTATCGCGCGGCGACCGGATATGTTACAACTGCGAAATATATCGGTGATATCGTTGCAGAGGGTATCGAGAGTGTTACTTATACGGTGATCTATACCGGTACACCGTCGAGTATCCTGCGGCGAGTAGCTGCCAAAAGCACAGAGAATTTCCCCATTATTTTAATTTTCCTTGTTGTTATCGTTCTTGCAATTGCTACCGTTGTACTCATTTGGCGTCACCACAAGAGAAGTCAAGAGGATACAGTTTATCACGAAGAATTTTCAGAGGAGGAAGATGAACATGAAGAGTAAAAAGCGCTGGTTTGTCACGGCTCTCACCGCCTGCTTAACACTTTCGCTGGGAATCTGCGCAGAGGCATTAGAGTACGACTTTGACGGCGTAGAGGATACCGAATATTATCCCTCCACGAACTATGAATCTCTCTATGGTGCTAAATACAATTATGGTGGAAGCAATGCAACGGACTACCAGTGGCCGGCATTACCCTATGGAGTGTCCAGCAATACAAGTGTCGGATGTATGGAAAAGGTTCGATTTCCTGGCTTGGTAGGCTCTATCGGAGGAAGCGGTATCGAGAGTAATATCACGAATCCGATCCAGCAGGAACCGCAGATTCCATCAACGAGCTACCAGCCTTCCGCCTATACAAGCGTTGACGGTATGGAACGCAAGGATGGCAGTATCGGTACGCTGAAAATCCCATCCTTGAACATCAATATGAAGGTATGGGAGGGCGAAACCAACACCAGCATGGCAAAGGGACTCGGCCATTATAGCTCTACTTCAGGGTGGGATGGGAATATTGGCGTTTGCGGGCATAACCGCGGCGCCAAGTACACCATCGGCAACATCAAAAACTTGAAGGATGGTGATACAATCACTTACACAACGGTCTATGGAACCCGTACCTATGAGGTTGTAACGGTAGAGACAATTGCCAGTTCAGACTGGAGCTACCTACAGGCGACATCCGATAATCGTATTACCATCACCACCTGTCTTGCAAATCAGCCCAGCAAAAGGGTTTGCGTTCAGGCTGTAGAGGTGAAGTGAAACCCTTGCGGCACTAAGGCTTTCGTCAGGTGCGTTTTATCGGCGTAGGCATTTCAAATAAACCTTTGACATAGCATGATTTTTGTATTATTCTCAAACCACTCCGGAGAATAGAAGTACAAAAGGAAGTATTTGGTTGATACAGGAATTTAAGTCCCCGAGGAAGGACGATGAGATCAGAGTCCAAATGGACATTACGGTCGATCTTCCTGCGGAAGTAGCGGAGCAGGCTGAGCGGCTTGGCATTTACGAGTTTGAGCGCTGTGTTTTCAATCCGGATACCTGCCGCATGACTGCCAGTGTAACCACTACATTTTATCGAAAGGGAGCGTAGTCAAATGAAGAAGAGCCTTTACTTAATTGCCGGTATTTTGATTGGCATTACACTTTTTGGCGGATCGTCCGTTTTAGCTGCAGGGATCACTGCGGAGCGCAGCACCAACCGTATCTATGTCAATGGACAGGAAGTACACTTGACGGCGTACAACATCAACGGCAATAACTACGTCATGCTGCGCGACGTCGGCAAGACGGTAGGATTCGAGGTTTACTGGGACGGCGATGCCAAATGTGTGCAGATCGAATCGGAAAAGCCGTACACCGGCGAAGCGCCGGTAACGTCTGCGGAGGCAAAGCCCGTGGAGCAGCCTGCGCAGACAGATGTTGCCGCTGCAAAGCAGGACATCATTGACCGCACCAATGCCCTGCGCAAAGAAAATGGCGTAGCCGCGCTGCGCGTCAATGATAAACTCATGCAGGCGGCGCAGGTCCGCGCCGACGAGATGGCCGCCAGCGGCGTCTACTCTCACACCCGTCCGGATGGGCGCAAGAGCAACACCGTCACCGACAGCAAGTATACCGGCGAAAACCTTCACAACATCTCGGAGCTGTATCTTGAGCAGCAGCACAAAACGCTCTCCGAGGCGGTGGTCGAGCTGTGGTCCAACTCCAGGGCCCACGCGGACAACATGACAAGCTCCCGCTACGGTGAGATCGGCGTCGGGCTGGCGCGAGGTATTGACAAGGACGGCTTTGACTGCTGGTACTGCGTGCAGGTCTTCCTGCTGGACGGCTGTGAGGTCACCTGGGTGGATACGCCCGTAATGAAATGATATATCAGCGCGGGCAGAACAAAAGCGTGGACATTCCGACATTCATTGGGTATAATAAAACCAAAGGAGGAGTGCTTATGATCTATTCGATCTACGAAATTCAGCAGCGGATCGCGCCAGTGGCGAAGCAGTACGGTGTGAAAGCGGTATTCCTCTTTGGCTCTTACGCAAGAGGTGAGGCCCGCGAGGACAGCGATATCGACCTGCTGGTCGATACCAGCGGAACGAACCTGAGCAGTCTTCTCTCTTTGGGCGCGCTGTATTGCGACCTTGAAGCGGCGCTGCAAAAGCCGATCGATCTGATCACTGTCAGCGCGCTGGAACAGCGTGCGCAGATGCCCAGCGAAGAGATGTTCCGTGAAACCGTAATGAAGGAGAAACTGAATGTATATGACGCAGCCTGACCGCCAGCGCATCCAGCATATCCGCGATTACTGCGAAGAGATCCGCAAGACCATCGAACGCTACGGAGACGGCTTTGCGGTCTTTGATCAGGATGCAGATTATCAGCGTTCCATTGCATTTTCCATTTTGCAGATCGGTGAGCTGAGCGGCGGATTATCCGAAGAATACCGCAAAGCGACCAGCAGCCGCGTGCAGTGGGGACCGATGAAGGGAATGCGAAATCTTGTCGCGCACAGCTACGGCAGTATGAACCGCGAGATCATTTGGGAGACCGCGGTCAATGACATTCCCACCCTGAAGCAGTTCTGCGAGGAGCAGCTTGCAGAAAACTGAAAATTAAACGATATACAAACAAAGCAGACCGAGTTTACTCGGCCTGCTTTTCTTTTACAAAAGGAGGAATAACCTTGAAAACGATTCGAACAAAATTCTTGTCAGTATTGCTTGCGCTGGTGACGATCTTGAGCCTGCTGCCGACTGCGGCCTTCGCTGCGTCGAACACGGGTTCCGGCCTCAATATTACCACCAACCAGGCATATTGGAGCACGCGCCTGCTTGCCAACGGAACCCCGTACAGCTACCGCCCGCCGCTGGTGGACGGTAAGCTCGTGTACTGCATGGATAGCGGACTTGGCTATCATTACGCAACGCCTTCGTACCTCAATTCCTTTACTTGGACGTCCGGTACCGGCGCGGACGCAGATGCCGTATTGCAGTCGGCTGTCACGAACAGCGGCCTCAGCGAAATGGACGCCGCGACCGTTGAGAATGTCAAGTGGATGATGACCTATCTCAACGACTGCAAGGAATCCAACGTCGGCCAGCTTTTTATGGCGGTACAGACCTACGTTTGGGAGAACCAGTCCTATAAGGGCGAACCCGGCGGAGACGGCGACGCGGGCGGCTATGCCAACGCCGACACCTACGAGCTGTATCTGAGCCTTATCGACTCTCTTCTCGCAAAGAAAGCAGCTGAGGATGCCGAGTTCCAGCGCCAGATCGAAGAGTATAAGGCGCAGGGCATTGAAGCGTCCATCGTGGAGGATGAGAGTGCAAAGTGGGCGGTTTTTGCGATCTCCAGCAACCGCAAAAATCAGTCATTCTTTAACTACTATGGACCGCGCAAGCTCGTAACGGGCGAGCCTGCGCCTGACCAGCCCGAGCAGCCTACGGGCGGCACAGGCAAGATCGTGCTGAAGAAAACTGCCGGTGGAACCACAACCGGTCTTGCCGGCGCACGTTTCAGCATCTATTTTAACGGGCAGATCGTCGGCAGCGACATCACCAATGCGCAGGGCGAGATCTATGTTGAGGATGCCGCCACCGGCCTTTGGAGCTTTGTCGAGACCTCCGCACCGGACGGCTATTGCGTCGATCCCACGCCGAAGAGTGTGTACGTAGATGTAACTGAGGGTGACCGCGAATACACCGTTGCGGCGATCAACTACGAAAAGCCCGGTATGAAGATCATCAAGCGCGACGCCATGAGCGGTAAGCCTATCGCGGGTGCGGTGTTCTCGGTAAAATCTGTCACAGGGAGTTATTCCACCTCCGTCACGACCGGGACGGACGGTTCCGCAACGCTCTCGGCCATTCCTGCCGGTGTCTATGTTGTGCGTGAGGAATCCGTTCCCGAGCCGTACATCGTAACCAATACCGAGCAGACCGTGGCGCTGCGCCCCGGCAAAACCTCCGAGGTCACTTTCGTTGACTATGAAAAGCCTGGTCTTGAAATTGTCAAGAAGAACATCGCCAACGGAGAGCCCATCGAGGGCGTGACCTACCGCATCGAGCAGATCGACGGCAGCTTTTCTACCAGCGCCACGACCGATAACCATGGGCGGATTTTCCTCGACTCTGTTCCTGTTGGCACATTCAAAGTAACGGAGATCAATGTCCCCAGTCATGTCATTCTCTGCCCCATCCCCCAGGAAGTGGCGTTGAAACCCGGCGAAACCTCTACCGTCACCTTCTTCAACGCCCTCAAGCCCAGTCTGGAGATCCGCAAGGTGGACAGCGTCACCGGTGATTCCGTCAAGGGTGCCAAGTTCCAGATCTGGTATGCCAGCAACCATACTGATACCGGAGAGCTGAACGATCTCGGCGTTCATTACACCGATGAGAGCGGCAAGATTATTCTCCCCGAAGTCAAGGATGGCTGGTACAAAGTAACGGAATTGGAACCGGCGTCCGGGTACACCATCAAGGAGCCTGCCACGCAGGAATGCTTCATCTCCGGTGGTGAGAGCAAAGTCCTGACCTTTGAGAACATGCCTCTTTCCGCAATCATCATCCGCAAGGTGGATAGCGAGAGCGGTCAGCCGCTGGAGGGTGCATGGTTTAGAATCCGCTACCTCGGCGGCACCTCCGGTACAGGCGGCACTGTGGTTGGCGAGTACAAAACATCCAGCAATGGCACCATCGTCGCGACTGGTCTCAAGGCAGGCACTTATGTCTGCGAAGAGATCTCCGCGCCAGACGGGTATGTGATCACCGACGCCGCGGAAACGGTCTATCTCTCTGGTAAGGATCAGGACGTCATTACCGTGACCTTCGGTAACGATAGGATGGGCTCGTTGCTTGTTGTGAAAAAGGACGCCGTGACCGGCGCACCCATCTCCGATGTAGAGTTCTTCATCACCGATTCGGACGGAAGTGTGATCGGCAACGCCAACGGAAAGTATGTGACCGATAGCGCGGGCACTATCCGCATTGACGGTCTGACCCCCGGCATGACAGTCATCGCCCGTGAGGTGCGGGCAAAAGACGGCTACATCCTCGACGATACCCCGCAGAGCATCAAGATCAAGCGAAACTCTGTCATGACGTTGGAATTTCGCAATCAACCCAAGGGCGGCGTTTTGGTGAAAAAAGTTGACTCCGTAACAAATGAACCTATCTCCGATGTAGAGTTCCTCGTCACGGATTCTGCCGGGAGCCTTATCGGCAACGCCAACGGCAAGTTTGTCACGGATAGCGCAGGTACTTTCACGATTATGGATGTTGCACCTGGTACGACGCTTATCATCAAGGAATCGCGCACAAGAGACGGCTACCTGCTGGATGACACGCCGCAGACCGTCAAGGTCAAGTCTAATGATATTGTCACGGTAGAGTTCAGAAACCAGCCGCTGGGCGGACTTCGGATCGTGAAGCTGGATAGTATCACGCATAAGCCGCTAGAGGGTGTCGAATTCAAAGTAACCTATGCTGACGGCAGCTTTGTTCCTGACAAGAACGGTCAGATCAGCTCCAACGGCATCTACAGAACCGATAAGAATGGAGAGGTATTGATCTCCGGGCTGATCGGAACTTTTGTTGTTACAGAAACCAAGACGCTCTCCGGCTACATCATCGATGAGAACACTCGCAGTCAGACTGTTGTCATCAACCCCAACGACCTCCAAACCTTGACCTTCTACAATGCCCCTTCCGGTGGATTGCAGATCATCAAGTCCGACGAAGACACTGATGAGCGAATTGGGAATGTCAAGTTCGAGATCCGCAAGATGAATGGTGAGATCATTGGCACCTACACCACCGACCGAGATGGCGTCATCAGTATTCCGAACGCGGAAAGTGGATGGTACACCATTGTTGAACGCAAAGCGGCAAACGGTTATGCGCTCGACACCACCCCCGTCAATGCCTGCGTTAAGGATGGCGAGACCACAACGGTAGAGATCACCAATCAACGCATGTGTTCCATCATGATCCATAAGGTTGATGCAAACACTGGAAAGGGCATCTATGGCGTTAAGTTTGTCATTTACGATTCTGGTAAGAACCCAATCATGGAAGTAGAAACGGACCAGGACGGCTACGCCTATGTCCGCGATGAACTCACTCCCGGCAAATACTATATCCGTGAGTTGGAAGCTGCCGATGGCTATATTCGCGATGAACAGTATAAAACTGTTTATGTGGAAGCTGGCAAGTGCACACAAATCGAATGGGAGAATAGCGCTGTTACTGGTCAAATTCAGATTACCAAGTATGCTGCTGAGTCCAATGCTATTACCGGTCAGGCTGGTGGCGTTACGCTTAAAGGGGCAACCTTTGAAATTGTCCGCGAGCGCAGCGGCAAGGTAGTAGATTATATTACCACCGATGCGAGAGGCATTGCGGCTTCCAAACCGCTCCCATTAGGCCGTTATCTCATCCGAGAGGTATCTGCGCCAGCGTACTATCAGGTGTCTGCCGAAACCTTTGATGTAACGCTCGAATACGCGGGACAGATCATTAAGCTGGCGGCTTATAATAAGCCTGCTGAGCTGGGAGTTACACTGACGAAGACCGGAATCAAAGAAGTACTGGCGGGCAGTAAAATGTCTTACCGCTTCACAATCGCCAACACCTCTAATGTGGATTTGCAGAATTTCTATTTCCATGACAAGATCCCTTATGATGTAACGACCGTGTCTGCTTTGACTACCGGAACCTATAATACACGGCTCACTTACCGAATCCTTTATAAGACCAACTACAACGATTATCGCGTGTTGGCCAGCAATCTTCTCAGCACCAATAATTACTCCTTTGGCCTAAGCGGTTTGCAGCTTATGGCCGGCGAAGTCGTGACAGATATTTACTTCGACTTTGGAACTGTCCCCTCTGGTTTTCAGAGTGTGACAAAGCCGACTCTCATGGTATCTGTTAACCCGAGAACAGCAAATAAATACTATGTGACAAACCGAGCTGATGCCGGTGGAAAATTTGGAGAGACCTGGCAGTCCGCTAATGCAAGTTGGATTACCATTGTACGCAATCTCACTCCCGTCAGGAAGCCCCTTCTTCCTAAAACCGGCTACTAAAAACGATAAAGGGCAGCGATAGTTTTTCTATCGCTGCCCTAACTAATCAATGATACAAGCGGTTCAAGAGGCGGTGGTTGCCTTGATAAGGACGCTTGTCAAAACACGCTGACTCTCTCTGCTACAGGAATCACAGAACTGATTCTTCATTGCAAATTCCATGGCATTCGCGATGCGCTTGAAGTCTTTTACCTCTAAGGCATCTTCTGTAAGGTGACGATGTACCAGCAGATATGCGTCGCGAACGTCTGCGGAGACATTTGCTCCGGAGAAAAGAGTCTCGATTATGCCGTCAATCATTGCGATCTCTTCGCTCGTAAAAACCAAAATTCTCACCTCACATGGTGTCGATTATAGCAGACAGCGGTCGTGATTTCAAGAAAAGATGCAGACGGCAAAAATGGCAGAGAGACATTACTCTTTCTTAGAGCATGAGGAGATGACCAATGAAACCAAACAAGGGATTTATTACTGTGCTCATGATGGTGCTTATCAGTATATCACTGTCCACTTTTTCGCGTGCCGCTTTCGACACCTTTTCTGATGTCCCGAATGATTCACCGTTCCATGAAAGCATATTCTATCTCGCCGAACGAGGCATCGTTTGTGGTGAAGGAAATGGTCGATACGTGCCGGATGCACCTGTTACCGTGCGCCAGTGGGCAACGATGCTCTGCCGCGCATTGGGCGACGCTGATCCGCTCAATTATGATGATGACTGTATTCGGCAGGGCTACTCAGATGGATGGCTGGAGATGACAGCTATTACGGCACCGGATTCTGACCTTTGCCGCTATGCCATCTACAAAAGCGGCTTTGCCGCCTTTGGTGTTGACCTTTACAGTTTGCAGCTCTACCCGAACGAGGGCAAACTGTCCCAACAGAGCGAAGTTCTTCGCGCTGCTGCGGATTTTGGCCTGTGCGAAGATACCTGCGATGGAACAGAAATCATCACACGAGGAGAGGCTGCGGAGCTTCTTTATGCGCTGCTGACCAAGACGTTTGCTGTTGTGCCGCCGCCTATGTTAGATAACATACCTCTGGACAACAAAGCGGGCGTCGCTTTGAACAACTACTTGTTAGAGATTCAAAAAATTCCCGAATCAATGATGCAGTCATTTGCCGAAAAGGACTGGCGGTATGTTATCGATTTCGATTACCTTGCAAAGCTGAGCAAAGAATATGATCTTGGCTGCACCGGGGTGACCATCTATGAAGGCCGTAAAATCATCGTATCCTCAGCGGAATCCACTATTCACGAATTTGGACACTTCCTCGATGGGATGATGGGATTTCCTTCCCGGACGAAGGGCATTTATCAAAGAGAGTCTGCATCGGCAGCATCGCTCCTCCGTACATATGCGCTTACCGACGCGCAGGAATATTTTGCGGATTGCTTTGTGTACTGGATCAAAAATCGCGGCGATGGCAAAAAGATGGCAATGCTGCAAGATGCTGCGCCTGAGACCTATTATTACTTCAAGATGCTCGAGGAAAATGACTGGAAACCCAGTTTATCGTCTTAGTTCCAAGGAGAACCTTATGAAAAGAATTTACCATTTCTATTTAACTTGTATGACCCTCACGTTGACTATGCCCATGATGATCGTCAGCGCCTTTGCCGTGGATGATATGTGGACAGTAGCTAACAAGATCATCGTAGATGTTTACGGAAAGATCGTTGGCGTCAGCACAGTTCTGGCTGGGCTGATGTCCGCCGTGGCGGTGATCGGCGCAAAGCTTTCCAATAACCAGCACAAAGTTGATCAGGCGTGGGACTGGCTCAAACGTATCTGGATCGCATGGGCAATCATTAACGGCATCGGTGCATTCATTGCATATGTTGCGCCGCTGTTCAACGGCCTTGCGACACTGACCCCGTAAAAGTAGAGATAGCTCCGGCAAAAGGAGGTGTCCACATTGCTTGAGCTGATTTTCCAGGGATTCATGGAGTGGGCTTATGGGCTTACGCTGGAATGCTGGGAATATTTTTCATCATCGCTGCTGAGTATTATGAGCATGGATTATGCGTACATGAAAAGCCATGTCCCCGTGATGGTCAGCATCGCACAGGTGCTTCTGGCCGTTGGCTGGGCGCTCCTGATAGGCAATCTTGTTTTTCAAGCCCTCAAAAGTATGGCAGTCGGCCTCGGCTTTGAAGGGGAAGACCCGAAATTGTTATTTACCAGAACCTTTGTGTTTGCCTTCCTGCTGATGGCGAGTCCGCAGATCTGCGAAGTGGGACTAAGCCTTACCGCAAGAATCATAGAGCTTTTAGAGATACCCGATGCCATCGACGTGACGCTTGTGGACGAGGGGGCATTCGGTTCTCTCAACGCAGCTTGGCTGCTGGTGATCATCTTTGGCCTGATTATCATGTTTAAGGTATTTAGGCTTTTGCTGGAGATCGCGGAGAGATATGTGATCCTTGCTGTGCTTACGATGACCGCACCGCTGGCATTTGCAATGGGAGGCAGCAAAAGTACGTCAGAGATATTCGGGGGCTGGTGCCGGATGTTCGGGAGTATGTGTACGCTGATGGTGACGAATGTAATCTTTTTTAAGATGCTGCTTTCCGTCTTGTCTAATGTACCAAGCGGCCTCGATATAATCCCGTGGATCGTTCTGGTTTTGACGATTGTAAAGGTTGCCAGGAAAGCGGATGCTATCATTACTCGTATCGGGCTGAACCCCGCCATCACCGGTGACTCTCTCGGTCGGGGCTTCCCCGGCACGTTGACCTATATGGTCATGCGTTCCGCTACATCTCATATTACCAAGACCATCGGTAAATCCACCGGAAAAGGTAACAGAGGAGCTGCGTCCGGCTCGACCACAGGAGGGCCGCGCATAGGCGGCGGCCCATCCGGAGCGCACAATGCTGCCGGTCATACTGCAAGTTATCAGGCTTATCAAGCCACACAGCAGCAGAATACTTCGCAGGGGGCGGATGGACAAGGCTTTGTTTCTCAGCGTGAAAGCGTTCAATCAGGTGGAGCACAGACGGCCACGCAGGAACATTTCTCGAATTCGTCGATGCAGAATACTTCTTCGATTCGGCAGACAGCATTTAGAGGAGCGGAAGCAAGAAAGAGCTCTGTGCCATCTGGGATGCGGAGAGCGCCTGCTTATGTGACCTCTGTAGATCGCGTTTCTCCGTCCAGTGCGCAAACACCCGCCGCTGGGTATGATACATCGGGTAACAAGACTACTTCGACGGTAAGAGAGCAGAGCAATGTGACGGCTTCTATCCGAACAGCTAATTCTGCTCAGCACTCCTTATCAGGAAACGCCTCACAGCACGAGATGGCAGGAAGATCACCTGCGCCCATGTCTACGCGTATGACTCAGGCAAATATGCAGGGTGTGCGGAGCAAGGTGAATGACCGCTCTGCACAACGGCCTGAACAGACGGAAAATGCAGCGGCACAGTCCATTGATCACGCAGTTCCGGCCGCGGCGCAGAGACCGTCGCCCGGCGGCGCAGGAATCTCATCCTCGCCCGCGGTCAGCGGCCAGCACTCGTCACAGCCTTTCGGGATGGGAACACGTTACACGCAGCGTCCATCTTGTCGAGGTGTCGGCGAGCAGAAACCGGAAGCAATTCGCTCCGGCCACGCAGGAACATCGCCCACACAGCATGCACCATCCTCCGTCGTTGAATCGGCACGCAGTTCAAGTGGACGAGCAGCACATCCATCCTCATCCACTCAAGGATATATCGCCGGTTCACGGCCTGACAGGAACATCCCACAGGGCAGTAATGTTCCTCCTAATCAAACACGGAAGTCCAATAACAGCCCTGCCCAGCAGGAAACGCGACCGATTGGGATCCGAAATGAGCCTTCGGCAAAAGGAATGTTTTCCGCTCAGCGCCCCGACCCCGCAGGAAATAGAGCGGATGTCTCTCAAGGGACGCTGACGCGGCCAACAACAGGAAATCGCGCCGCGGCATCAAAGAGCGTCTCAATGCCGTCCACCCTTATTAAGGGCAGCGTAAAAAATAGCAAAGAGATATCCTCAAGTAGAAAACAGCGGAGGGAAAAGCATGAACGAAAATGATAAATCCCGCTCAGGGCTTCAAACAGCGGTAGATTTTGCCCATGCTGCGAGGGCTGCCAAACGTATTATGCAGGCGGCTGCGGCATCCGGTGTGCATGGAGCCGCAGCTGCCACGGCCAGAGAAGCGTTTCCACTTCTCTTAAAAGTCCTGATTGCTGTACTTGTCGTCTTCATTGCGGTGCCTATGGTGATTTTTACGGCACTTCCCAATATTTTTTTCGGTTACAATTCCTCGGGCACTGATACCGTCGTACAGATGACGCAGCAAGCCATGACACTTGGCGGCGTGTACATGACACTTGGCATTTTTGAGGGAGCGCAGATTGACTCCGTCGTGACAGGCATTGCCGCAGAGTACGAGAAAAACGGAACGACTATTGATCATATTGTAGTGTCCAGTGCTATGACAGATGATGACCTTCTTTGGGTCATTGCTATCAACTCTGCCGCGCATCAACAGGACCTCAATACTATGAGCGCTGATCTTATCCGCAACTTCTGCAAATCGAGCTTATCCTATACGCCTTCACTCAGCTTTATGGATAGCGGCGATGATGGCGTCGTAACGACCCTGCGAATAGAGGTCAAGCACCTTGACCCGGAAAAACTCATGGACGAGCTGGGCTTTGACAGTGAGGCACGGCAATGGGCAGGAGCGCTTTACGAAACACTCGAAGAGAGTGATGCCATCAACAAGTACAAGTCCTACTATGAGGCTTACCAGCCAGGCTACGGCGGCGATGGGCCATATTCCGGCGATGTTGAATACGGCAGCGGCTACGATAACGAGATCGATATATCTGGATTTGTTGATCCCAGTACAAAGAACAATCTGGATCTTGCGGCTTACGCCATACAGGCATGGGCGAACAACTGGGGCTACGTGTGGGGCACTTATGGAAATGTTCTTACGCCAGCCCTCTTTGAGTACAAAAAACAGCAGTATCCGGACGGTGTAGGAAACTACGCCGATTTTATTAAGGAACACTGGCTTGGCCGCCGTACCGCAGACTGTATCGGTCTCATCAAGGGCTACGGCTGGCTGGATACAAAAAGCATGACCATCCGCTATGCAACGAACGGGATGCCCGACTACGGTGCCGACCAGATGTACCATGCGTGCAAAAACGCCGGAACATTGAATAAAGACTATGGCACCGTATCTACCATGCCTGAAATTCCCGGCCTGATGCTTTGGAAAAGCGGGCACGCAGGCGTTTATATCGGCGGTGGATATGCCATAGAAGCCATGGGGACAAGCAAAGGCGTTGTGAAAACCAAGGTCAGTGACCGAAACTGGCAAGGCTGGGGAAAGCTCCCCTATATTGACTATCGGGAGGGAAATTGATGGAAAGAATGACCCGTCTGCGTGCGATACGCTTGAAATATGGTATTTCACTGGTCGAGCTGGAGCGTCATAGCCACGTCAGCAATCAATATCTGAGTGCGCTGGAGCTGGGAAATGTCAGCCGCACGGCAAACAACGAAGAAGTTCTTGGCTGTGCGATAGATGAGATCATCCGTTCGCGCAAGAGCTCGCTTTTTGGGTTAGAGCAGATGATACGACAGTATCGCGGACACTTATTAGAAACCGTGGAGGTGGAAAAAGGTGAATTATGAAGTCTACCACATTCCCTCAAACTTTACAGATGCAGGACGCATCATGGGCCTTTTTGAACTTCGAAATCTGGTAGAGGCAGTGATTCTGACAGTCCCAGCCTTATATCTCTGCATTGCATTTCTCCCATTTGGGCTGACTGCAAAGATCATAGTGACACTGGTGGTCGTTGTACCGGTGGGAGGCTTCGGCCTTATTGGAATCAACGATGACAGTATGACACGGTGGCTGGGTTACTGGTGGCAATGGCGGAGAAGACGTCGGATCATTTTATTTCGAGGGGAGGTCAGAACATGAATCTGAAGGATTTAATTTTTGGCGGCGGGGTGAAGTCGGGAGGCGACGGAGGTACATACCGCGACAGCATTCAGGCATGGCTGCCCATCAAAAATATCATCGGTGGGGTTGTCATTACAAAGGATGGCCGATTTGTGAAGATACTTGAACTCCTGCCGGTCAATATCTATTTGAAGTCCCCTAATGACAGGCAAAATATCATTTCATCTTTTGCTGCATATCTCAAAATTGCCCCAAATGATTTGCAGATGGTGGCGCGTACACTGCCGGCGGATACGCAGGCATATGTGGAGCAGATGCAGCGTTATGCCGAGAAGGAAGACAATGAGGCCTGCCGGGAGATGATTGAAGATAACATTCAGGAGATCGGCAACGGGATCGCGAGTGATGCCATGCGGCATCGCTTTTTCCTTGTCTTTCAATACGAAGCAAGTATGAGAGCCAAACGCAACACCGTAGATTCCATTATTCAGAGACTCAACGAAGAGGCTGATACCGCGCGGCGATACCTTGATGTCTGCGAACTTGAGGTGCTGGAGCCTCGGTATAGTGATAACTTTGTCCTAAAACTGCTTTATGAGATCCTAAGTAAGAAAACCAGTCAGCGTGTCCGGCTGCCGGATGGCGTATTTGATATGACGACGGCCGTACACGGCATTTATGAGGAGTAATCATGCAAGTGAAAAAGAAGTCCCGCAATGCAGCGACGAAAAAAATCCAAAAGGCGCCTCCGAAAGAGAAGCGCACAAAGAAAGAACGAACCGAACAGCCGCTTTTGAAGCGTGTGATCTTCGGTGAAGAGAGACCCGACCTCACAGAACTGGAGGCCGGATCTACTACGATCCTCGATATTTTGGCACCGACCACTGTGGATACGAAAAGCAAGGACTACATTGTTGTAGACGGCGTATACCATACCTATCTTTATATCACAGGGTATGGCTATGCAACCACTGTCGGCTCATGCTGGCTTGCCCCGTTGGTAGAGGCTGGTGAGGGAGTCAACATGAGCTTTCTTGTCAAGCGGCAGTCGAAAGAAAAGATCCTTTCTAAAATCGCTCAGACGACGATGGTGAACCGCTCCCGCATGCGAGACGTAGGCGATACCCGTCAGGACTACGAAGAACTGGATAGCGCCATCAATTCTGGCCTTTACCTCAAGGACGTCATGAACCGTCAAGGTGAGGACTTTTACTATATGCACACCCTCATTGAAGTTACGGCTCCTGATCCAGAGACACTGGAACAGCGGGCAACAGAAGTGGAAAAGCTCTGTGTGTCCGTGGACATGATCGCCCGGCGCTGTGACTACAAAAATGAGCAGGCGTTTTTATCCTCGCTTCCCATTCTGGCCCTTGATCCAGACATTGAACGTAAGGCTCGGCGCAATGCGCTGACATCCGGTGTGGCTGCGGCATTTCCTTTTGCCTCTTATGAGCTGAGTGATCACAACGGGATATTCCTCGGGCTGAATCTCTATAACCGCTCTCCGGTATTCCTTGACCCATACGATGACTACAAGTACACCAACGGAAATTGGTGGATCGGCGGCTCTACCGGTGCAGGCAAGACCGTTACGCTCCAGTGCCTCGGCGGCAGGCTTCGCCAGCAGGGCAAGCGCGTTATCATCATTGCCCCGAAAAAAGGGCATGAGTTCCGCCCGCTCTGCGAAAAGCTGGGCGGGCTGTATCTGCGAATGTCGCCTTCCTCTAAGGATTGTCCGAACCTGATGGCAATTCGGCGCAAGTCGCTGGATTCCTACGCAAAGCTGAAAAACATCGCCGCCCGCGACGATTCCGTGCTGGCCGATAAGATCTCACAGCTTATTATCTGGTTTGCGCTCAAGAAAAAGGACCTGAGCGAGGAGGATAAGAGCCGCCTCGATTCATCGCTGGTAGAGGTGTACGGGCGCTATGGCATTACCTTTGATAACAGTTCCATCGTGGACGAGAATGGGGATTTCCGCACCATGCCGATCATTTCAGATTGGTACGATGTACTTTCTCAAAATCCGGATACGCGTTATCTGTCAGTAGTTCTCTCCCGTTATGTCACAGGCTCTGCCGCTGCTATGGCTGGCTCCATATCACGATCAATACGCTGCTGCCCCATTGCCGGTATCAAAGCCCAAACTGGCTCAGCGATACCATTCGGCGGCTGCTGGACAGCTATGAGGCGTGTGGAAAGGAATTGCCGTTTTTTGAGCGGGCCATGCTGATCATTGATGAGCATACCGCCATGGAAGGCCGGCATATTTTCGATCAGGACAACAAGGGGTGGAAGGCGGTCAGCAACGCCATCAAAGGAAGACTTATTCCGGATGATGACCAGCATACGCTGGCAGTCGCCCTTCTTTCTACGGCAGTGCAAAGCCAGGAGTGCTGTCATATCACCGTCCTGCCCCTGTCCGATGCTCATGACTTTTTCTCCGCACATTCCAGTGACTATGCCCCCGGAAACTTCTATTTCGGTGGATGGTGCTGATGGGCAAAGCAGGTGAAAAAGCTGCGAAAACACCCAACAGATTGCTGCCTGATTTCAAGCGCCTTGGAGCTGCTTTGCAGCGCGGCTGGCCTGTTGGGTGTCAGCGGGCTTGGAAGGCTTGAAACAACAGCTTTTTTGAGAAGTGTTTTTGGCCGGTTTTCGCATACTGACCTGTCTACTATGTGGGGGCAACAGGCTGCGCCCACATAGCGGCTCGTAAGGACGCCGAAATTGTTCTTGCGCCGTTTTCGGCGCAAGGGCGATTTCGGCGTTCGCAGGAATTGGGAAGGGAGTGGTTCATGTGTGCTTATGAGCGTAAGAGATATGGATGTTCTGAGGCTTCTCTGCTGGTGTCAAAATGTGCGTCCCGATGATTTGAGCAGTATCTCTACAGAAACAGAGCGTGAAAACTTGATAACGCTGGGCTTGATCAAACGCCATCAACGAAGTGACACGCTGCTTCTCACAAACAGCGGTAGAGCCTTTTTGCAGGCAGCCTTAGAGGGTGATGTTCCAAACTTGACGCTCTCGTACCATGATGCGGCGATTGAGCGGCGTGTGCGGCTTTCCGCTCTGATGATGACTGCTTACCATGCGGGGATCAATGTATTCACAATAACAGCGAACAGTCTGGCGGAGCCTTCCACGCTGTTTATTACTGCGATTACAAGAAGCCGCGGACACAATCCATGGGGCAGCGCCCGCGTCGGGGCGATTGCACATCTGGGCAGCACTTACTACGCGGTACATTATATCTATTCTGGAATCGGCCGCATGGCGGTCAATGACGAACTGGCAGCGTTTCATAATCACACCAATTTCGGCAAAGACACGCAGCGCGCCTTTCTTTTTGCCGGAGCTTCCTACGCTGACATCATAGAGGAACTCAAGGTGCGTGATGAAAAGCGGGATACCAAGCTGATCCGATACAGCGAAGCCTATCGAGGACTTCATTATCCCGTTCACCTGCTCTCCTGCGATGAAACAGGCGCGCGGCAGCTTCAGATCATGGCTGTTCCGGACTACCGCGTGAAGCTTGCAAAGCTGATGCTGCGCTCTGCTTACCGCCCTCCGCCGGAGGATGCTCCTGCGTGGGACGCCATCTACCAGAACCGCCCCTTCGTCATTGGAGCGGATATGAACCTGCGGCGGATTGATGCCGCCATCGCAAGCGCAAAAAAGAGGGGATGCCTGCCGATTTCACTGGCCGCCTTGGATGCTCAGGGTGATGCGGTGCTGCTGCGGCGCTATAAAGATACCGGCTACGCCGTCATCTATAAGGTGACAGAGAGCGTTCTGACGGAGCTGTTTGGCCGTCCGCCGTCGCTCTATCTTCCCCCTTGCACACAATATCTGACGAAGAAAGGAGCCGTGGTGGATGCCCCGCTTATCCAAGTTGATCGAAAAGATAGAGGATCGCCTCGCAAATAAATGGGGCTGCTGGTATGAACGAAATAAGGCCCGCGTGCCGCTGTATGCGGTGCTGGGCGGCATCGGCTGGTATCTCTACGGAATGTTCCTCAATTCCCTCAAGCTGGGAAAGGAATCCGTATTCAACACCACCGGTGAAGTGATCGAGAGCATTTGGGTATTCAACCCCTTCAAAAATCTCTTCGCTGTTTTTACGCCCTTTGGCCTTGGCGTTTCCGCCTTCATTGCCCTTATGGTCTGCCTCATTACGAAAAAAGGCTACAGCTGGTTTTCAGGCTACAAATTTACCCGGGACGCCCGCGGCTTTGATATTCTGCCGGACGGCACTCACGGCACCTCCGGATTTGCGGCAAAAAAGGAGCTTGCTGAGCATCTGGAGCTGGGCAGCGCCGAAGAAGTTACCGGAATGCTCCTTGGACGCATTAAGGCGCGGCCGGATGATCCGGAAAAATACGCCACCTACGTGGCGCACCGCATGAAGCCTGGGGAAAACAATAACATCCTCTGCATCGGCGCACCCGGCTCCTATAAGTCCAGAGGCTTTATCATTCCCTTCCTCATGGGCTGCGCGCAGCGAAGCAGCGGCGGACACCATGAATCCGTTGTCGTGACCGACCCCAAAGGCGAACTCTTTGAAAACCTTGCGCCGTATTTTCGGGAGCATGGCTTCTATGTCAAGGCGGTCAATTTCCTCGATATGGCGCACTCTGACGGTTGGAACTGCCTTGCGGGACTGGAAGCAAATCCTGACCTTGTAACCACCGTGGCCAACACCATCATTCAAAACACCTCCGGCCCCAAGGAGGCGGATGACTTCTGGAGCCGTGCGGAATTGAACCTCCTGATGGCACTTATCCACTATGTCTGCAATCTGAAGGATGCCCGCGGCAATCTTCTTCCGTTGGAGCAGCGCAGCCTCGGAGACGTCTATAAGATCCTCGCCTATAAAAGCGTCAACGAGATCAACCGCATCCTTGCGGAGCTGCCGCCGGAGCATCCCGCCAAAGGGCCCCACGGCCTCTTTCTGAAAGCAAGAGAAAACCTCTGGGGCAACATCATCATCGGCCTTGGCAACCGGCTCGCGGTCTTTCAAAATCCGCTGGTGGACAAGATCACCCGAAACCACGATGTAGACCTGCTTCTTCCCGGGCAAAAGCCCTGTGCGTACTTTGTCATCATCTCCGCCCAAGATAGCGCCTATCGATTTTTAAGCTCCCTCTTTTTCTCCCTGACCTTCCCGCAGCTCTCCAATTACGCCCGTCTCCATGGCGGGCGGCTTCCCGTACTGACAAACTTCTGCTTGGAAGAATATCTCAACATCGGCTACATGGAGGGCATCTCTGATGTTTTCAATTCCATCCGCGGCTTCAATATGTCGGTGCAGGTGGCGGTGCAGTCCCTCTCCCAATGGCAGGAAAAATATCCGGGGAAGGAATGGGAAAATCAGCTCGGTTCTTTTGATATGACTCTCTACATGGGCTGCAACGATATGACGAGTGCGGAATACTTTGCTAAAAAGTGCGGCAAGGTTACGATCTCCGTCACCAACAATCAGTTTCCCTTGGCACCGCTGTTTTCTCCCATCTACAGTACCACCCGCCCCTATTCCCAGACGCGAAGCAACACCCAGCGAGACCTCCTCCAGCCCGATGAATTCCTGCGGCTCAATAAGTTTCTCTGCATTGTGATGTTCAACCACTATAAGCCCGCCCAGCTCTATAAGATCATGCTGGAGGAACTGCCGGAATACAAAAAGCTGAAAAAATGCAGCGTCTTTGACTATGTGCCGGAATGGAAAAAGAGAGAAGAAGATGGTGCAAAGCGTCGCACGGCAGGAAATCGCACATCGGCCGCTCCGCCCGCACCACAGCCGTCGCCTGCATCGGGGAAACGGCCGGATATGCAGCCCCAGACTTCTCCCACCGAAGAAGCCGCAGCCAGCGGAAGCTCCTGCGGAAATGACAACATGACGCCGGAGGAAATTGGTCTTGTGGAGATGACCTGCGAAGCTATTCTGGAAGGCGATGACCCGGAACTGGAAGAGATGGACGATCCAACGCGCATTCCACCCGGGCGCGGAATATGAAAAAGAGGTCGAGCAATCGGCCTCTTTTAAAGAAGATATTCCATTGTCAGCGTGCTGTCTGACCGTACTCTCGCTTTATGGCGTCAATAGAAACGACCCATTGCCTATATCGAAAAAGAAAGAGGAGGTGCCCATTATGAGGGCAGCGAAAATGAAGGAGCGTCCAACTTTCCAACTGATGTGCCAGACAGATGTGCAGAGTATTTATCATATGCAGATGCCGCGCTGGTTATTTTCTGATCCACGTTACTGCGAGATGAGCCTGGATGCCAAGGTGACCTACACCTTTCTCTTAAACCGGTTCCAGCTTTCCCGCAAAAACGGTTGGGTCAATGACCGCGGCGAGGTCTTTGTGATCTTTCCTCGCAAAGCGCTTGCCAAAGAGCTGCGCATCTGTGAGCAGCGGGTCACGGCAGCTTTTAAGAAGTTGGTGGAGCTCAAGCTGGTATGGGAAAAACGCTGCGGGCGAGGTGATGCCAATCAGATCTATCTTGCCCGTGTCACACCGATCGAAGATCCGGACTATTCCTGTGCGCCGTTTATCACGGAGGATGAATCGGAAGTACGCGGTTCAAGAACCTCGGATCTGGAGGGTCTTGCTGACGGGAAACCCTCAGCAGCATGCCAAGAACCGCAGAATCTGCTGTCCAAGAATCGTGAAGATCGCGCTTCAAGAACTGCAAAATCCGCGTTCCCAGAACCGCAGAAATTGACGCCAAGTAAGAAAGAAAAAAGAAAGATTGATCAAAGTCATATGGAAGTCCGTCAGTCTGTCAGAGCCCCGGTGCAGGACGGACGGACCGACGGGGACGCAGAAGAAGAACTTTTGGATATTTTGGACGGCTGCGAGCTTGAATGCTTCGCACCGGAAACCGCTCTGGTGTTTGAAAACGCCATTGAGCGGCTTTTTTATGCCGACAGCTTCCGTATTGGCAATGCCACGCTTCCGCAAAGCCGCGTGCGGGCAAAGCTCAGACGGCTGGACGGCATGATCCTGCGGGAGGCAGAGAGTAAGCTCCGCGCCAATCAGGAGCGGAATGTAAAAAACAGCACGGCCTACACCATGGCAGTGCTGTTCAACTGCATTGCCGAAAGTGAGAGCGATCTTATGATCGACCCATATCTCAACGCCATCTGCGCAGCAGTTTGAAGGGAGGAAGATCAATGCTGCTATCCAATCAGCAAAAGTATATTCTCGAAATACTCAAGGAGTTTAAGTACCTGCGTGTCCGCCAGCTCCATGCTCTGGTGCAGGCCCATTACCGTACACAGGGAATCAAAATTGACGAAAGGCGCATGGAGATCATGCTTCGCCAGATGCGCACAGGCACCAATTATGTCTGGCTGCGGGGTGATGTGGTTTCTTACGGAGACCGCAGGATAGACCCTCGGCTATTGGAAGCACTGGACGTTATGCTGGAGCTTACAAGGGTGCAGCCCGGATTTTACTCGAAAGACGGACTGCATGAACCATTTCTCCTGCGCTTTACCGGAAACGGAAAGGGGGCCGGATACCTTTTCAGCGTGGCATGGCTGGACGCCGCTACTCACATTGCAACCGTCCCCCGTATGAAGGGCGAGCGGATCATCTGGATTTCCGAGAGCGGTTCCTTTGGAGAAATCGATCTGCCCCGGCATCATTTTTTCGCCGCCCGACAGAAGGACGGTACTCATCGCTTTTTTGGCTCCAATGAGCCGGAAAAAATATAACACTTAGGAGGAACATTATATGGCAAGGAAAAAAGTTGCCCCGGAAGAAAAAATCGTAAATGCTGTCGGTGAAGAAACTGCCCTGGGGAGCGTCCCTGCGGATACCGCGCCGCCTGATGAGACAGGCGCAGATAGCGGAGACTTTCCCGCAGAGTTGCCGGAGGGGGATTTGCCTGTGGAGGAAACGGCAGAGCAGTCGGAAACGCTTCCTGCAATGGAGGCAGCCGAGGCGAAACCGCTTGGGCTTTCCACAGAAGAGAAAACTACATCCCAAGACGAAAGCGATACCGCAGAGGAGAGAGCGGAAGAAGCGGAGCTGCACGAAGAGATGTCGGAATTTCCGGATTCAGAGGAGAATTTGATTTCAGATTTGCCCACTTCTGTTCCACAGGTTTCTGAGGCCGATGAAGCGGACTGGGGCTTTGAGGAGCCGGTCACGGAAGGAGCCGCTGCAGAACCTGCGGAGGATGAATACCTGGCAGCAGATAACGCCGAAACGCTTGATGCGTCGGATGAAAAGAGCGAGCGCACGCTCTTCTACGAGCTGGACTTCAATGAACTGGATCGGGGGCTGAGCGAAGAGGAACGGAAAGAATGGAACTCCATCTATGCCTCTTTCCGCGGCCGCAGCGCCATTACCGGAACGATCATCGGTGTGGATCTCTACGCAAGATACCTTCCGCGCAGCGAGGCAAGAATGCTTGAAAATAAGCGGGAACTCTGTGCCGTTGTGGTGCCGTATCGCATCCCCATTCTGATCCGCGAGTCCGAAATGTGGGAACTGGGAGAGGAGCGACCCGACTTCGTGCTTCGAAATATGGTGGGGGCCAGCATCGATGTGATCGTCACCAAGGTGGAGCGTACCGCTAACCGTGCACAGGCGTCCCGCCGTCAGGCCAGTCGCAGCCAGCGCCGCTTTTTTGCTGCCCGTGAGGATCTTCATGCTGTCGGTTCCCGTATTACCTGCAGGATGCTGGCGGTAGGCCCCCGCCGCTGCCTTGTGGACTGCTATGGCTACGACCTTGATATGACCCAAAGAGAGATCCGCTATGCGGCCATCCCGGATCTTCGCACGGAGTTCCACCCGGGCTCGGAGATCGACTGCATTGTAAAGGAGTATCACCCCCGTACTGGTGAACTGATTGTTTCCGCGAAAGAAACGGAAGTCAACCCCTTCTTTGGTGCGGAGGAGCGTCACCCTGTAGGCTCCCGCCGCTTTGCGATGATCTCCGGAAAATATGGCGGCGGCGTGTTCTGCAACCTCCCTGATGGCGTGACCTGTATGTGTAACTACTCCTATCAGCACGAGGATGCGGACTTCATGGTGGGCGAGCACGTCATGCTGATGGTGCAGCGCTACGATCAGGAAAAGCTCCAGATGTACGGCAAGATCATGAGCAAGTGGTGATCTTTCGTAAACGTCTTGGATCTTGAAAGCGACATAAATTT